GGGTCAAAGCCCAGCAGCCGTACTTTCACGGCCACGTAAGCCTTCACCGCTTCCACTTTCACCGGGTCAGCAACGAACTCCGTCCATTCGTTTTCTTTCCCGGAAATGGCGTACCCCTCGCCGGGCCCCACGCCCATCTGCACCAGTGCAAACAGCGCCATGTTGATGTACATGATGATGTCCGCATCAAAGTCTGTGCACTCCTCGGCAATGCCCAGCAGCTTCTTCACGCTTGTAAGGATGCTGTCCATACTGCGCCTCCGTCAATGTGCGGTGTTTCCGTCCGCAATGCACTGGTTCTCCCACTTCTTGTACACGTCGAGGTAGGTCTCCTTCTTGTCGCCGTTGTGGGTGATCTCATAGTACATGCCATCGGATACGGTGGTGCTTACAAGCGCCTTCCAGTTCTGCAAGGTCTTCGAGAACCATACGATGAACACATCCTCCATCGTCAACTTCTTGCCGTCGGTCGCGTCCACATGACTGTTGAAGTAGTCCACCACCAGCTGCTTTGCGCGGGTCATAAAATCTCTCTGTTCCATTTTTATTCCTCCTCGGCATCGCTGTAGTCACCCATAATGTAGCTCATCATGGCATAATACCAGTCCTTCTGAGCCCTCGCCAGAAGTTCCAGTTCGGCCAGATGGTGGGGCGCGCCGTCCTTCCCCATGGCCGCTTCTTTCTGTGCACTCTCCTCGACCAGCTTGGCCAGCCTCCCCGCATCTATCGCCACTTGACCAGGTTTCAGCAAAACGAGATCTCCCTCAGCACTCGGAGCAGCGTTTTGTGCGGTCACAGCATGATTCTCATCCCTCCGCGGGACAATCTTCATCCCATCAAGCGTAATATCCCCGGCCCGTGTTGCCCGCACCTGCTGCCCATCCACGTTCGTGGCCAAAGCATCGTCAAAGTCAAAGCCCCTGTTCCGCGGAGCAGCCGTATAGCCCTGCTGGAGCCCTGCTTCCGCAATGCCCACGTTCGCCCAGAGAAGTGCTTCGTCCAGCTTGGTCAGCGCCAGGCTTCTCGCGCGGCTCGGTGCAAGGTGCTGAATCATTGTTTCCGCTTCTTCCAGCTTCCGCCGAAGTGCCATGGCATAGTCCTGCTCTCGCCGGTTAAATGCTTTCTTCTGATACATACTTATTTCCTCCATGGGCATGTGTCGCCCGGTTTTCTATCGCCGTCTGGCAGCTTCGGGCCCTTCCCCGTTCCATAGTGGATAGCCTTATGCGTCACCGCTGAAACACAAATGGCGTTCTCCGGGTCAAGCAGCTTCTCGCTGTGCTGGAGAACGTCTTCTTTTGTTATGGGGTTCATGTGGTGGATGGAGATCTTCGGCTTTACTGGCCGCCCATCCCGCAGCACCCAGTCCGTGATTGGGTGGTCTTTACACCCCAAATCACATCCCATGTCCCGCGCAATGATTTTGTCTCGGAACTGCCGCCACTCTCTCGATTGGTAGAAGTCCTGGTTCAGCCATCGGTCAAACCCGAAGGTGTCCTTCCCCACCTCACCGTGCAGCTGTAAATATTCCAGCCGCTCTTCATAGGTCGGCAGGGTGCATAGTTCTGTGTAGTTTTTCATAAGCGCTTTCATCACTTTTATTATTTACGGTAACCGCCAAACCATCCTTCAACGGCTCGCCTGACTGATACATAAGGTAACGCCATAATTGCTCGAGTTCATCTCGTGTCATGTTCAACACCTCAAAAGACCCAGCCATCTGCCACAAATGCACCGAACAGCATAACACCTACTGTTCCGGAGATTGCACACATGAGAATCGTGTCGAATTTCCGGTTCACGCCGGTGTATTCAAGCGACAGGAAAACTTCCACCAGAAGAACCGGAATCATAGCAAACACCAGAATACGAAATACCTCAGCATTCATACTCGTCATCCTCTCCAAGGCCGTTGTATTTCTTCATAGCAGCAATGGCCTTCTCGTACATCTCCTCGGAGTGCTTTGCATTCTGGAGTGTCTCGGTCTTTGCCCGCAGCAGCTTGTTTTCCTCTTCCAGCTTTGTTTTCTCCAACTCGTTCTTAGAGGTCGCCAGCTTCAGAAAATGGGTCGTCTCAGCGCTGGATGCCGTACCTTCCAGCAGTCTCTTCTCAACCAGCTTCATCGCCAGATTGATCATATAGTTTTCTTGTGCTTCCGGGGTTCTTGCAGGCCGCGAAGTTGCAGCCGACATTTCGCCCGGAGCAGACTTCTTAGGTTTCATTGCAATAACCTCGTTTCACATTCTTATTTTGCTTTTGCAAGGGTTCATGGGAGTCGCAGTAGTACCAGTTAAGCCTGTCTCATTTGAAAGGAGAAGAAAAAGCAGATCATGCCCAATGGAGGTTGAACATCGTGAAAGCCCTGAACCCAAATATATAGGAGGATACTACTCCCATGAGCCCTTGCAAAAACCGCCGAAGTCCCGGTCTACACCCCAGAACCTCGGCGATTATGTCCCGTTTCGACTTGACTGCACATACAAATGCACTTATACTTATCTCGGAGGTTGACCTGTAACTCATTTAAATCGTTCATTCTACTAAGAAAGGTGGTGATATAGAATGGACGATACGATTCGGATTGATAAAGTCACTTACGATGACTTTACCAAGGTCAAATTTGCTCCTGTATCTCGTGAAGAGATCTTGGAGAATATTATGAAGACTCTCCTGTGGATTGCAGATAAGTGCAAAAAGCTGGAGTTAGATCGAACCGTATAAAATGTAAAAACGTCAGTACCTACACACCACGTGGATACTGGCGTTTTTTCTTCTTAAAGCCCAAATATCAATTTTCCCTCCGGGGAAATATCAAAGACCTGCGCGATTTGAGAGGGGGTGCCGATTTTGAGACCCCCTCCCTATGGTTTACGCAGTTTGGCCTAGCGTATCTTCATCAGATACATTGATTTTGAGCTTTTTGTAAATGTTTATTGGATCAGCAGCAACAATCTTGTCGATTGCTTTCTCAATTTCATAGGCATTTTCGTTGTCCGTGAACTGAGAGGAGGTCTCGGCGATCCTCATAAGCAAACCAGAAGAGTTGTAGCCATGATCAACGTCATATTGGTACCACTTTTCAAACTCCTCATACGGACTGTACGGGTTGTCAAAGGTGGTAAGAAAGCATCGAACCATAATTCAAAGCCTCTTTCTTGATGGATTGTTACTTATTGAGTGCACTATAAACAGTAGATTCAGGAACGCCACAAGCCTTTGCGATTTCGGCATAAGAATAACCGCTTCGCAGCATTGCACTTGCTTTGGACATCTTTGCAGAAGTCATAACAGTTGCATTCTTTGGCATTGCACGCTTCACAATTTCATCAGAATCAGACGAATTAAGGAATTTCGTCAGCATGTTGTCTGAAATTGCACCAGCTTGAACAGCTTCCCATTCCTTATCCGTGAAGGTGACCTTGGATCTGCGTCCGCTTGCACCAACTGAATCACGAGCACGCTGCATCTCGACAGAAGAGATCTTCTTGATTACCTTCTTATCTTCCGAAATGTTGGGATCAAGCCCCTGTTCCTGAATCTTCGCCTTAATATTCGCGTTCGCAATCAGCATTGCTTTGCGCTCTTTAGGCTTGTTAGCGATCATGTTGTTATACTTTTCTTTCAGAGAAGCAACCTCAGGCGCATAGGTCTTGGCGGCAGAAGGACTGTATTCAAGTCCCTTCATATTTACCGCCTCTTTGCGCGCCTGATTGGCCATGGCCTTCAGCTTATTAGAGAAGTCCGCATATAGGTTCTCTTGAACAGTGCCAGAAGACAGAGTTCGAGCATCTTTCGTTTCGGAAATCAAGCTGACAGTATCCTCCGCTAGACGCTTCTTGCCGCTTTTGGGGTCAGTGAATGTCCGTCCGCTCTCCTTGTAAATATACTCACCGGTCTCCTTGTCTATGCGGACACTGCCACGACGCTCCGGCACTCGTACTGTCTGCTTACGCCGGGACAGCAGCGTGGATGCACCACCATACTTAGTGTTTCCTTCTTCGTCAACACGAATCTGCCACTTCTGCTTCAGCTCGGGGATACCATTCTCTCGCTCAGAGCGCTTATAGTCCAGCTTATGCTTTTCCGCATCGATAACGACCATGGAGTGCTTAACCGCACGTGCAAGCTCGTCCTCATCAGCACCTCGCAATGTCATATCAGTGATGAGGTTGGAGATCACGCCCATTTCGCGCTGCTTCTCCTCTTTCTTCATCAGCCTGACATTGTTCGGATTGCCTTCAGGAACTGCATAAGCGGTCTTGGGATCGAATCCTTCCAATGCTTTCAGCGCACGAGTAGACTTAATGTTGACTTTGTCAGTAACAGGGATTACCATGACCGTGTCGCCATCGAAGTCAGCGCCCGAAAGCCGTTCCGCAACCTTTGCATTGATGCCGATAGCATCCTGAATTGCACCGAGATTCCGTTTGCCGCTGACATTCTTGTTGTTGACAGTCACGATGGGAATCTCAAAGGTACCTGCATGAGGGTAACGGATCAGTGCAAGCCTGGTGCCATTCTCATAGGTGGGGCAATAAGCCTCTGTCTCCTTGATCTTATTGATCGGCAGTATAACCTTTGTGGACTGGCCCGGGAAAGCAGATGCCTTCAGGGTCATGGATGTTCCTTCAACCGTATCGGCAAAATCGTTGAGCAGCTTCTTTTTGACCGTAGGATTATCGTACCGCATGATTTCATCATATTGGGCTTTGTAATCCGCGACGGTAAGGTTGAGCTGGTTCTCGATCAGCTTCTTGGGCTGCTTGGAAAGGAACTGAGAAGAGACGTTCCGGGACATCGTATCCCAGTCGCCCTCCTCTTTCAGCTTGTTGATCGGTGAGAGGTGCTCTTTTCCGTCATCGCCGATGTACATGCTCTGGCCGTTGGCCTTGATGGCCGCGCCAAACGGGTTGTCAGGATCAGCTTTTGCTTCCTTGAGAACCTTCATCTTGGGCGTACCGGAAGGCTTATTGGTGTTAAACATCACGTCCACACCATCCGGCAGATCATCCGAATAGACAGCCATGCCCTTCAGATAATGGTCACCGTCAACGAGGATACGAACCTGTGCATAGTGGCTTTTTCCGAGGTCAAGGTCAGGAACCCCGCGGCGAATCTCCATAACACCGTCTTTATCCAGACCGCCTTCATCACCATATCGAATAGCGACACGACTGGAATCCAGACTAGACGGACGCTGAAGTTTTGTAAAGGTCTCTCCGCCATCATCAGAATGATAGTCTCCAAGAGAATCAATCTGATCCTGATGCTGATAAGCATATTTCTGATCAAATTCAGGCTTCGCAAGAACTGTAATGTTCGTTTGCTGGCGAGGATTGGTAGGCTGCTTGATGCCCACACCGTAGCGCTTATAGCCATATTCGGCCTCTAACTTGTATGCGGCCTCATCCAACTCCGTTTGAGTTATTCCTAAAACAGAATTTGCTCCTTCAGAAATGTCAATTATACCTTTTTTATCGACTTCAGCCTTCAATGTATTTGCGATATTTACAGCATGTTGTTCTTTTTTACTAATGTTGCCATTATATTTAGAGCGAACACTAGATTCGCTCATCCCTAGTTTATCACCAATTTCTTTCCATCCAAGACCATCTTCTTTTAGAGCACGAATCTTGTCGTACTCCAATGCTTGGCGTTCATGTGTAGCCGTCCGCTGAGCTACTCTAAACTCTGTAAGCCCCATTTTATATTCATCGGGAAGAGAATTATTGATAGTTTCCAGAATATCTTTTTCAGAGAGGCCTTTCTTTTTTAATTCTTTCACCCGGGACAAAAAATCACCAGAATGCTGATACGGATTATCACCAGAGCCCCAGGGATAACGCCCGGAATGGCGTTTCGTACCGTAATGCTCCAGAATATTACTTTCAGAGGTAATGCCAAAATAAGAACGAAGGTCTTTTTCAATCGGGTTCATGCTGCCACTCCTAACAAAATATCAGTGATAATCGGATCAAACTCTTTGATTTTAGCAATGATCGGATTGATTTCATCTTCAGTAGGATTCTCGATCCAGATTTCATCGTTCTGGTAGATACGGGTTTCTATCCGAATATCTTTCGGGTCGTATCCGTACTCCAGACAGAAAAGAGCGGCATAAATATAGAGCTGCTCCATGTGTGCAGGAACAGCTCCAGTTTTGAGATCGTGAATGCGAAGGAAACCGTCGTTGAATGTAATTGCATCTGCGGTTCCGAAGCAGTTGTCGCTATAATAGAGGACTTGTTCAGTATCCATGCGGAAGCCAATGGCATCATTCACATAGGTATTTAATGTCTTTTTGCTCTTTGGCAACTTTTGCTTAAGAGCAATGCACTCAGCTGCAAACGCGTGCAGGCGGGTTCCTCGTTCTTTCGCCTGATAATTAAGAACGGCATTGGTCAGCCTATCTGCATCATAGTTTAACCAATGATAGTTACTTGCTCCGAGGAGGGCATGTTTCCCCGTGAGCCTCGAATGATCTCGCCAGTTCATTAAGAACTTCCTCCTTGTTTTCAGGATAGATAAAGGAAGCAAAACTCATCTCGTCCATTTGCCGAACATAATAGTCCTGATTTGGACGATGAGATGCAGTCGCTGACTTCTTGCCTTCCAGTGCGCCCCAGGTTTTACCATAAAGAACTAAGAGATCGGGAATACCCTGAATCTCCGTAGGATCTAAATGGACAACCTTACAGCCTGGAAAGCGTTCTTTCAGTTCCTTTACCAATCCTGTCTTGAATTTATTTTCGAGCATGATACAACCTCCAAAAATAAGAGGAATAGCACGTCTTGAGACACATTCTATTCCTCCCATAAAAGGGGATGTTTTTCTCGCGTGAGTTTTTAGGAAATAATGTGAATTTTTAGGAATTTTTGAGAAAACAGAGCAAAAGAAAAAGCCCCTGCGTTTTTCGCGCAAGGGCTTTTAAAAATTTACAACTTATCCACTTTTTCAAGCTGTCGATAAGCTTGCATAATGTGCTGTATTGTCTCGTTTGAAATTCCGCTCCAAGTCATAGCCTGATTCATCAATTGCAATGTGTTCTTGCGCCCACTAGATTTACCGCGCGCATATTCCATATTGCCCATTGTAGACATTACAACCTGAAGTGTTCTTTCTTCCATTTCAATTTTTCTCATGGTGCAATCTCCTTTGTTGAATTGGTGGAATTTCTTCCATAATAGAGATTGCTTTTTTTTCGCGTCATTAAAGATGCTTATAGATTTCGTACAATTCTTCTGGTCCACAGCACATCTGAAGTGCTTCATATTTTCTTTCGCCATAGTCATCTTGTATCGTTCCATCATCGCAGTCGTAATTATAATCATCTGGACCAAAGGAACGGTAAAGCTCATCATACGAATACTCTGCTCCGCATTTTGAGCAACGCCAATGCTCTCGTCCATTTTTGCCAAGTATTCGTCCACATTCGCACACGGGTCTTTTTATATGAAGTTCTACATATTTATTTGCGTAACAAGATATATGCCGACCTTTACGATCTTCAGTCCACCATTCTTCAAAACCATACTCATTAACGAAATCCATATTTTACACCTCATAACCGTCAGCGATAATGCAACCATACGCTGCATCTTTATCATACACTATCCGACGAGATTTTACAAGGCAAAAATCTATGGCCCTCGCGGCCAAATCGAGCTAAAAACTCGCTGTGGCCAAAAGCCCATTTTTTATCTCCTATTACTATATATAAATTTTCAATTTTTTAAGTAACTTAAAGAAAAAAGTGGGTTTTTGGCCAAATGGCATATTTTTAACGTATTTACGTTAGTTTTTGTGGCCATTTTTGTAAAAATTTTTGGCCACAAAGTGGGTTTTTGGCCACGAAATTTACACTTTTTGATGTTTTCTCGAAAAGTTCACAAAAATTACGAAAAATAAAATGGGCAGAACCGGGCATCATCGGTCAAGTATTTTCAAAAATAAAAAGGCCGTGAAATTTTATCTTAACCGAAAAATTTCAAAATTATGCCGGCTATAACCGGAATCGCAATCATCAGACCAATATAAACCGGCATCATTCTCCGATTTTTCTCAGCCTCTTCTCGCTCTTGCTCCTGTTTCTTTTCGTGAAGCTCCATGCCTTTCATGGCAATATCTTTGAACGCATCCACTCTCCGAACTTTTGCTTCATCCACAAACCGGTGCGTCTCCTGATAGTCATCGAGCCGAACCTTCGTCCCGCAGAACTCACAGAACATGAAATCTCGGTTGCCATCCTTCACCGTAAGATCCGCACCACAGCCAGGGCATTTTACCGTCCGTGCCATAAAAGCACCTCCTATTCGTCATGTATTTAGGATATCATGTGCTCTGCCCATAGTCAAGTAAATCAGGGTGGTCTCACCCAAATAACATTTTTATCCAGTTTCATACCTTAATCCTCAATCTCAAACATCACATTCTCCGGCGAGATGATCGTATCGCACTTCTTACCTTTGAACCGAAACCTCACAAACTGGTTCGTCAAACCGGAAATTTTCTCAACCAGCCCGTATTCACCACTAAAATTATCCACGATATGAGCCAATACTCTCCCCTGCTTGACGAGTTCGTTAAATTCACCCGCGGTCATTACCCACACTCACCTCCGTCATCAAACTTCTCCCCGCCGCATACAAGAATTTCTTCAGCGACAGCACCTTAATATCGTACGTACTCTTCAGATTCTCCAGCTCAACATTAACCCCACCAGAGCGATATTCCGCCATATCCAACGCATACCGCATCCGGCGATCCGCAACACCAGGGCTGCAATTGAACTTATCTGCCAGTGATGCCTCGATATCCCTCATGGACATAAATCGGTGCGAGTTCAAGTCATCGACGACCATCTCCACAGCCTCTCCCATCAGCTCCCCACCAAAGGTCAGCATGGGAACCTTCAACTTAGCGAGAAAATCATACGTTCTTTGCTGCATTCTCGTTCACCATGCTTTCTTTATCGATTTTTACAAATGCAAGAGCTACTTTCAGGAGGAGAAGCTGAATTTCTTCCATACTTTTAACTGTCTCGGCAAGCTCTTTGATTGAGCATGGGCCATCGATTTCAACCGAGGCATAGGCACTCGGATTAAATGTCTCTGCAAAGTTGATTAGGTTCTCTACAAAATTCTCATCATTGAAATTTGCAGAGAATGTTCCACCTATCGGGTTATAGCACAGTTTATACCCGGTTTCGGTCGTGTATAAATGAAAGCCAAACTGTTGTAGCGCGTCAATATATTTCTTATCAATTCCTTTCATGCTTACTTCACCATACTTCCTTTCCGTGTCTGGTCATCCGCAGGCCAGTACGTGTAAATATCATCGAACACCACCGGGATCTTCTTCTGAAGCTCCATCAACAACGGACACATCAGCTCACGCATCTGAGGATGTGCTGCCACAGGAGTACGCAGCTTGAAGATGTTGCGCCACTCACGGTAGTTGGCCGTCACCACAATCTCGGTCTTCAGGCATAGCGGCAGCACACAACGGGCCTGTTCGGGACGCATACCGAGTGCGATCATATCCTTATAAAGGATTTCCGCAGATTCGCAGGAATCAAGCCAGGTGCTGCCAGGTGTATATTCTGCGCTTTCACATTTCTTGTCAGTGTCGGTCACATCAATATAATACGGCCGAATAAAACTCAGCTCCCCGCCAAACTTCTCCTTCGAGTAGTTGCAGTACCGTGTGCTCTCTTGCGCAAAGCTCGCAATACGGTGCCGTGCCAACTCGTTGGCAATGGCCCGGTCACAGGTAAACAGCACGGACAGCTGCGAATGCTCCAGCATAGCCTCATGCCCCTGCTTCACCAGAAAGCCCACCAGTTTCTTTGCCGACTCACCATCCGGCGTGATCTTGTCTTCGCTCTTGTAGCAGACCCGGGCCACTCGCTCGATCTGCTGGAGCTCCTTAATGCCCCCCTCAGAAATATCAGTGAGGATTTCGTACTTAGGTTCAACGATTTTCATAATTAGTTCTCCTTTTCATCAATCTGTCCAACATTTCAAGCTGACTTAGGCTATTCTCTCGCGGAACTATGTACCCGAGATGAGCCATTTGTTTATGGTCGCAGGATTTCACTTTTGGACACTTCTGGCATTTTGGAGCAAGAATGGTAATCGCTCCAAAGTCTTCGTTCATAAACTATCCTCCCGCTTCAACTTACACTCCCAGTCGCCGCAGATATCTCCACAAGCGAACTTCTTCGTAGTTTTCATGCCTTTACGGATGGCCTCCTGCTTGTCGGTCGCCCGGACTTCAAAGCTGTGATGTCCACCGCCATTGTCTGTGCAGGAAAATATAAAGGTGTGTTTCATATATTAGCAATCCTTTCTCTTTCAGGATCTCGCAAAATAGAATCCCAGTCTTTAATAAACTGCTTCAGATCTGAATCATCAATTACACCCTGCATGTTGTGCTCATTATAGGTCATTAAGACTGCACCTGTTTTAGCTGGACCGAGTCCACAATTAGAACAGGAAATCTCATATTGGAGCTTCATAGTCGTACCGCAGACCATCGCGCCTGTATTTTTCAAATATGCTTTACAATAGCACATAGGACAACATCTCATAAAAGATCCTCCTGCATCAATCTGCAAGTCCAATCCCCACAGATATCACCCGAAGCATGTTTCTTTGCAAACGCCATGCACTTCTTGATGGCCTCCTGCTTATTCTCTGCTTTGACTTCAAAAGCCTGATGTTCACCACCATTGTCGGTGCATTCAAACCAAAATGTGTACTTCATATATCAGCCAGCCTTTCTCTATCAGGATCTCGCAAAATAGAATCCCAGTCTCTAATAAGTTTCCGTAAGCCATGATCATCTGCTATTGGGTTCATCGTTTCTTCATCATATTGCACTATGACACTGCCTTCTTTATTGCATCCAAATCCGCAATTACGACACCGAATATTATACTTGATTTCCAGGCTTGTCCCAGTGGTCGCTGTTCCGTATACAGTTGGCCTCACTTTTGAATAGCATACCGGACAACATCTCATATAAAATCCTCCAAAATCGAGTTAAGCAGAATCTCCAGCACCCGGTTTATGCCCGCCACTACTCGATATGGCCACGGTTCTTTCGGCTTCACCCGGGAAGGGGTATCAGACTTTCTCAGCGCACCATAAAGCCACCTGTCGAACTGCCCAAGTGAAACATCATTCTCCATGCACCATTCACGAGCATCTGCGTAGCTAATGTCACCATTCATGCAAAGCTCGACCACATCACGCAACTTAGCGTTCGGCTTGATCAGGGTATCTTTTTGAAGCTCGTAGTCCTCAAAATACAAGTCCTCGCGTGACCCGTCAGGCCTGCGAATAACTTGTGCAAAAGCTTTGCCATCCGCATAAAGCGTCGTAATATCCTCATCAATGTCGATTCGAGGACAGTCGTACCTCCATATGGCCTCAACAACTTCTTCATAGTCAATCATATCGCACCTCACAGCAGAATCCGGAACAAAATGAACCAGATCACCTTCAGCGTGAACACAATAATGATTAGCCATGCGCAAATAACCAGCGTTGCCGCCAGAATATGACCCAGCATATGGCCGATCTTCTCCCAAACATCATTCATCCTTATCAACCCTTTCGAGACCTGTAAAATATCCGATGCCAATATGACCACCATCGCAATAATGAATTGGGCGGAACGCCATCAGACCGGCCAGATTGTTCTTCGCATCTTCGAGATTACAGTAGGGATGCCCATCGTTAAATTCACTCTCGCAAAATCGGCACTTGTAAGTCGGATAATAAAACGGCTTCACCCCACACACCTCCTCGCAGCATCCACCCGGCTCTCCGCAGCGTTCAGCTCGAAGATAGCAGCCGTAATAAACTCCGGGTCGCAGTTCTCAAAGTGGTTCCGGGCCACCTCAAGATCCCGCATGGCATCTTTCAGCGTGTTGACTGTCGAAACCATCGGCTCTGTCCAGAATATCTTTTTGACGAAATCAACGATTTTGCGCAGCATTTCTACACCTCCACATCTTTGTGACCTGACGAGCCGTGAGCCAGCCCTCAACATCATCATGGCCAAGTAGCTGTGCGCCCATCACCTCGATAAGCCCTTGCTCAAAGCCATAGGAACCCCAACCCCAAACGCCATCCCAGATACGATTTCCAGCAGCATCATATGCAACGATTTGTTCACCACCATCGTGTCGTCCGCCCGGAAGATACTCCCGATAGTCCGGTATGTCCATCTCTGGCCAACGACGTCCATAAGTATGCGGAACCTTAGCGTGCTTCAGCAGAATATCCAGCTTCTGCATCTCGGTCATGTGATTCCAAACCCGGAGTTTCCAGGTTTTCTTAGACATGTTTCTCATTTCTGCATTTCCTTTCATCAGCCTCTATGGCCTTTGCGATTTTATGCTGAATATAAAGTACACAGCCAGCCTGACTATCACATCCAAATGAAGCCAGCAATCCAGCAATAGCATTCAGACAGTTCAAGTCTTCTTTAGTAAATATCATTTAACCTTCACCGTTCCTCCTGATACTCTACAATTTGGGTCACTTCGCTCTGAACCCGGCGTAAGAAATCACACGCACCGAAGCAACCGCATTCCGCCAATGCCTCGGCGATATCGCCCAAAATATCCATATCGGTTCTTGTGAGATTAACTTGAGGAATAACTTCAATGTTCTCCTCTGTGATAAATGGGGTATAGTCTCCACAATGGCAACATTTAATGTTCATACGTTGCATACAAGCACCTCTTTCAATGATAAAAATAAAGAGCCGCAGATTTCTCCACGGCTCAATGTCTTAATGATTAGTGCTTCTTCTTATAATAGGTATTAAAACCGAGAAGCATATTTCGCATATCTCGATCATCATGCGCTTTTGTTCGCATATAATCCCAGTATTCGTCAACATGGTAACTGTGCAAGCCATCACTGTCCATCAGATCTTTTGCCATTGCAAATCCGATGCCACGATTGTAACTCGCCGCTTCTTCCCAAATTGCACGACCAATAGGATTACTCAGCACAAGCACATTGATCAGCAGACGCATAATTTTGTCTTTCATAGTTCGTACCTCCAAAATATAATTCTGAGACTAATCATCTCATAAAGGAGCTTGTTATTTTCGCGTCTTCTCCTCAAACTTCAGAGGCTTAACCGTCCCCTCCCGCGCACACTCCGTCAGGCACTCATTGCAGGGCTCGTCAGTCTCCAGCACCTTGAAGCTCTTGCACTTCGGACAGTAGGTCGCATAGTCCACTTCGCGCATCCAGTTATTCATCAGCGCTTACCTCCGAAATAAAAGTGTCCTTTCCGCAGCGAGGGCAACGTGCCAGAACCTCACCGTTATGGATTGTGCACGCCTTCATACTGTTCCAGTTAGATGTAGGAATCCCAAAATGAGCATTACAGCCACCACATTTAACGGCAATGAGCTTTTCGTCAGGATCTGCATATCCGTCAAGGTCGCCGATATATCTGTGCACCTCATCTGCTTTACAAAATGGGCATCTCAAAAATTTCTTATAGACAGAAACTCCGTCCGCATTATATGACCACACCTCAGGGGCAACAGGATGGCGTTTATTGCAATTGGTACACTCAACCGATATCCAGGGACGTTTTTTCTCAGCCTTCTCCTGCTTAACGGAGAACCTATCATCCAACTCCGGATGGGTCATGCGCTGGTTAAGAGCCCACAGCAGGTTCCAACAGGCAGCTCGCAGGTGGTCCTCGTCGTCCATTCCGACCATGTACTTTGCAAGGTGCCGAGAAGCGCTGTCCAGCAGCGAATGCAGCGGAATACCCTTGTCTACGTTGTGCTCACCGTACTTCAAGGCACCTTCCTCACAGTGCTTACTGACTTCCATGATGCCGTACCAAGGCAGAAGGTCCATCCGCCCCTTCCCTGCGTGCATATCACGCTTTGCGCCAGTTTCAAATTCGGTGCGATCTCCAGAATCTTTAATCATCAACAAAACCTCCTGATTCTTCCTTGCATAACTTTATTGGGAATATCCAGCCATCGGATTTTGCACTTGTCCTTGTAGTCAGGACGCAGTTTTTTCAGAACCGCCTTCGAAAACTGTTCCTCAATATCTCCAAATAAATCCGTAGCACATGCAAAAAATTTCTCACATGCTTCGGCGAGAGCATTAAAAGCTTCAAATATTGTTTCAAAGCCAACGGTCACAGCTCTCGCCAGGTCGCAAATATCATTCTCCATAAAATTTCCTTTCGTTAAACGCTTTCTTCGAGTTCAGGGCTCTCGAAATTGCCAGATCAATACCACTCCTACTCTTCAGATGGTAGTAGTACAGATCCTTGTACGGTGTATTCAGCCGGTCGATACGCCCCGAGGCCTGCTCCATGATCTTATATGAGTAGTTCTGGCTGTAAAATATAATGGTGTCCGTCTTGATGCAGTTCCAGCCTTCAGCACCGGCATTGTACTGCACCAGATACACCCACCTGTCGCCTTCAGGAAGCGGCTGATGCTTGTGCCCGTTCCATTGTGCAACTTCAGTGTCCTTGCCATAGTCCAGACTCATCAGAATATCAAGCTCATAATCGAAATTATAGAAGATAATGACCCTAGGTCTGCCTTTACAAATATCCAGCACTTTTTCTTGCCGGCTTGCATCAGCGTTCACCAACTTCCGCAGCAGATAGCAGAACTCGCTGGCGGTCTCGATTGGCTTGTTCTCCCAGAGGTTCCACCGGTTCTTGCAGATCGAAAGATACTTCACCTTGTCGTAATCCACAAATACATTCTCATGGTGCGATACCGTCGGCCGCTCGAAGCCCATGTCAACCAGAATCCGTTCCCGCAGCCGTACCAAGCGCTGGGTGTTAAGATACCGGTCGATCTTCGGGTACTTCGTGCAGAATTGGCTGTATACCACATGCTGGTTGTTGAAGTCCGTTCTGTTTCGATAGAACCCATTGGCGATGAACACCGGGATATAATCCGTCCAGCAGTCCCCGGGGGTGGCGCTGAGCAGAATCCACTCGTTATTTTGCGTAATTTTGTAGAAAGATTTCACCCATGCGCCTTTTCCAACGACTCGCTGCTCGTCAAATATAAAGAACGCATTCTTTACGCCAACATACTTTCCAATATTGTTCCAGGAATCCACCACGACCTTGTGCTCGTAAATATCATGCTCTGGATCTGTAGACATATAGAAATGGGCCAGTTCTTCGTCCCACTCTCCCGTATCCCGTTTCCGGGCAGTCGTGATGATGTAAAGATCCGGGGGCTCTATCATGCGTACATAATTCTCCGTGTTTACCTCCCCATCGTAAAGTTTGTAATAAAACGCCAAACTCGTTCTCGATTTTCCGCTTCCTACGCCTCCACATAGGATGCAGCCGATTTTCATACGGTTGATCGCATCCAATTGGTAGTCGTAGAGCGTTACACCTGCCATCAGGTCGCTCACCTCATTTCCAACGTCACATAAATGTCACTTTTCTTGCAGTGATTCTCATAGGCCAGAAGCGAGATCGTCGCCTCTTCCTCATCTTCGCCCTCCCCTCTGACGGTATAAGCAAAGAGCTCTTTCCGGTGCTTTCTGAACACCTTCCAGAGCTCTTTTTTCTTAGTAAAGTCCGTGCTTTTTGCAGTAGGACGCATATTGCAAGCCCTCCTTATCTGCTTCGCGCATGATTTCTGACAGATGGAACATCTTCTCGTACTTCTCAACGAACTCCGGCAAAAGCTCACCGAAATCATCCTCCGTGAGGCCTACAATCAGGAATGTTCCAACGATAATATCAATGGGGATACCATAAGGGCCGTCGAGCGTCCGGTTGAGTTTCTCCATGCAATCATCATGCAGCTTTCCTTCTTCGTTGCAAATCAATGCAACCTCATCGTCCCACGGGTAAATAGCCTGAATCGGGCCTTCCACCTCTTTCTGGAGAGATTCCAGAGAGCAGTCAATGTCGATCACTTCAGGGTAATGCTTTGGGCGAACTCTCAGAACTTTCATACTGTCAACCTCCCAAATTGCACATCAAAAATATAAATCGAGCTGTTTCCTTAGAGCCGCCATTTGTGACGTGGGCACTCACCGACTGGGCATTCGACCAGGGACTGACCCCGGCACTCGAAATATCATTGATTAGTAACCAAAGCAGCTATACTTACGAGCCTCTTTCGCCCGTGCTTCGACGACATCCCGAGCCACATAGTTCAGGTTGATGGTGTAACTGGGAATGCCGTAAGTCTTTGCGGCCTGGTTCTCGATTGCACAACCACGGTACGCTTTCTCTTCATCGTAGATCCCGATAAAGTAATCGGCCTCCGACAGCATCTTAATGCTTTCGCCGAGACACCAAAGTGCCTGGTTCATGCCACTCGGAGGATCAGGAATATAGGTCTGGATCACCTCCAGCTCTTCACCAAAGACTGCTTCTGCAATCCGGTGCATCTGCATCATGGTCCCACGGATCTGGGCTTCGGTACGGTCTTTCATCGGGCAGCTGATAAACAGTTTCTTCATATGCTTCACCTCAGAACGGAATTTCGGTGTGGTCGCTCGGCTCTGCCATGTCTGCTTCAGGAGCTGCAAACCGGGCGTAGCGCTCTGCATACGGATCAGCATCTGCATCCTGCTCAACGTACATCACATCCGCATACAGGCTGTACTCGCCGGGTGCGTTCCGCTTCTCGACAAGGTTTGCCTGGAGACAGACGTTCTTGACCCGGATAAAGTCCAGCTGGCCGATCGTGTCCATGTTGCAGAGCAGGCGCTTGCCGGAAGTAGTGACCCAGTAGATATGCGGGGGCCACTTGGAATCCATGTTGATCGTCACCGGCACGAAGTAGGTCGGAACGAACGGCTCGTCGTAGGTACGCTCAGGATTCGGATTGGTCTGACGAACCTTCACGCCGAGGTCCATGAGGTGATTCACCAGATCCATGGCCGGGATTACCACATTGACGCGGCGCTTGTCCGAGCCAAAGCGGTCACGGCTGGGATCACCGCTGAAGTTGGTGGTAAAGATAAAACGGGTGTCGTCAATATTGACTTTCTGGCGCTTGGTGTACATAAATATCAGTCTCCTTTTTACTTGTTGAATTCATTTTCCAGAATTTTCAGATCCGCCACGAGTGCTGTCAGGTGGAGAAGCGTACCAGACTGATTGTTGCTCGCGGCCGCGCTGAGGAACTTCTCAAAATCCTTATTTGCCTCAGAACTGTACTTTTTCAGCACAACCAGATCGACAGCTTTTCCGGCAGCAGGCTTCCCGGGATACTTCTTCCCGCTCTTCTCAACCCAATTCTGGATCTCCTTGTAATAGCTACCCTTGTTGCCGCCGCAACGCTTTGCTATTGCCATGGCCAGCCCCTTCTCCGGGTCGAAAACATCCTTCTCGCTGCACTTCACAACGGTCTTGGAACCATCCGACCAGTAAACGATCGTGGCCGGAGGAGCAAAGATAACATCTTTGATAGCAGCGGTGTTCGTAGCAGAAGTGCTCTTCTTACCCTCATACCGAGGATAGAGCGCACCAGAACGGATACGCCAATTGCCGTCTCGATCAGAGGTCAGATCACACGGGCCAAATACGAGTTCGTGACCAGTGGAAAGAATCACCTTCATCAGGTCGTCGTGCTGATTCTTCTCAACGGTTCTGATATAGCCAATCAGCTGTCCTTTGGAATCGTACAGTTTGTTCGTCATAAAATATCACCTCACGTCAAAATTTCTTGCTGCTTCTTCCTGCGCATCGCTCCATGGAAGATCCGGTGCTGTCCAGGGAGCAACACCGTCGTCGCCAACGAACCAGTTGAAGTCGCCGTACTTGGAGATCTCCTCAACTGCCTCATCGACTTCCCGGTTGAAATATCTTTTGTCGATATCCTCCTGCATCTGGAGCTGATAAACCGCCTCGCTTTCCAGCCAACGGTAGTCCTTTGCTCCGGTCACAGAAGCATATTTCCGTTCGCCGGTATCCGTCAGGCCTGCTTCCCGCAGCAGCAGAGCGCCGCCCTTTCCCGGCATGATCGGGCAGAACTGCCCCACGCGTCCCACAAAAATATAATTGTGTTCGCCTTCAGGCAGGTCCTCGTTCTTGTCGAGATAGATAGCACCCTTGGAAACGGTCTTTGTCTCGCAGAGGTCGGTGAACTCGATCTTCTCCTTGGAGAACAAGGTCTTGAACACATACGGCACCTGGAACTGGGTGCCCGTAGCCGTCCATTCGCCGCCTTCGTCCTTGCAGTCGCCCGGGGTATAGCCGTAAAGTGCCTCACAGTGGTCCGCAGTCATGTATTTTGCAATATAAACGGCATTGTTCACCAGGCACATCCGCTCGTAGGTTGCCTCATGCTCGAACGTGTAGCCGTACTTTTTTGCAAAATCCATGCAGTACGCAATGATTTCCGGGGTCGCATCGGGGATCTTGATCGAATCCGTTTTGATATGCGCGACCTTAAAGCCGCGCTGCTGCACTTCATCCTGCAAAGTGCGCATAAATAAAGCCCCTCGAAGCGCCACAATGTTGTTGGCGTTCTTGGGGTTGCGGAATGGGTTGTCGAAGCTTGCACTGGTCAGTCCGTAAACCGAGTTGATGGCGATCTTCAACGCCTGCGCCAGAGCCTTTGCCTGCTGCGGATCATCGAGGTACTTTGCCAGTTTGCCGCCAAAGAGCCCCTTTGCCTTCTCGTACTCGCCGTGCTTGACGTAGATTCGTACATCCATCAGGTCGTTGAAATGCTTGGTGTATTCGCCAAAGTAGTTCATGGCAACAGCCGAATGCGGATGCAGCGACGCAACGTCCAATAGAGCTACGTTCGTGTACATCCCGGGCTCAGCGTAGACATAACCACCCATGCCCAGGTCCGTGCCCCGGAATATGTTGTGGTACTTGCCGTCCTCGCCCTTGGCCCATTCGTAACCGGGAAAGGCATTGATGATGTTGCAGTCAGTCAAAATATCAGGCTCAACTTCCACAATCGCATCGGATTTTCCCGTAGCAAGGTCGGTGTAGACCAGCCGGGGGTGCTTTTCCTTGCCGAAAATAATGCGTGTTGTCAGCGAGTTTGTCGTGTCGTTCACCGTCATCCCGGCAAGGTCTGCCAGAATCTCTCGCGCCACAAAGTCTGCCTGACGCTTTTTCGAGTAGAACAGAGTCTCGGTCGCGATCACGTCGTTGTCGCAATACTCGGCCACCTTGTCCCACAGGCTCTTCGGCACCGGCTGATCCCACGGAAGTCCCAGCTCCTGATGGTGAATCCCTAACTCGATTTCAAACTTCTTAAGGCTCTGTTTTTTCGACGAGAAGTCGTAAATATCAGTGTAGGACAGGTTGTACGCCTCACCAAAGAAGCCCGTGTGTTCGTTGATGATCCGGTTGGACAGCGCATAGATCTGCTCCACCGACATCCCGATCATGCGGGCCCAGAGGATATGGTTGTCGTACTTGCGGTTGTTGAAGCCGACCAGCCGATACTTTGTCAGGCTCTCGATCTCCTCCGGCGTAGGATTCACCATGCGGTGCACAGGCTCCTGCTTGGCAAACTTCCAGTTCACGAGCAGCAGGTTCGGGAACACCTCCACGTCGAAAAATATCAATGGCGTTTCCTCCCCCACAGGGGCCTCCCGCTGAATATCATCCTTCGACTTGAAGTGCATCTTCGCCACGATCTTCAGGCAGGTGTCCGCCTGGTTCGTGCTGCTGGCGGCAAAGCCCAGGATCGCATTCCGCATGTCGTCCACGTTGTAAACGACATTGCCCTCGTAGGCTTCGTCCATGATGTGTGCAATAAAGTCAATGCTGGGCTTCGTATAGGGGCTGATCTCCTTGGCAAGGGCTTTCTTGATGAGGATACGCAGGTGCCGCTCATCCTGGATCTGCTTTGTATCAACCATTTTCGTTTCTCCCTTCAGTGGCAGGCCGCTGCTGATGGTCGCAACCGGAATATCATTGCATTTCGACAGTTTTCTCCGCAGAGAGGACTTCCCCGTGAACACCTTGACCTCGATGTTCTCGTCGTATATCCTGCTCAGCTTCGTTGCATCGCCGGTGTAAATATAATGCAGGTGGATTCCCGCACCAGATTTGCTCAGCTCCGCATAGGTCTGGGGCCATTTGGAGGCAGCTTTCAGGTTGCACTCGAAGCTCTTTTTTCCGTCCGGCCCGGGAATATCAAAGTCGATGACAATGTGATTCTCCGGAACTTTCACGTAGTGCAGTCTCGAAGCATCCAGTTCGGCCAATTTTGACTCGACATTCTCCCATTTTCGCATCGGAATGCCATCGTCTGTCGCATACTGTGCAGGGCAGTCCTTGCAGATATCATTGAAGAGAGAATGCTGCTCTTTGAACTCGATCCATGACGTTTCCGGCTCGGCAGTGGGTTCTTCTGCCTTCACAGGTTCGTCAAGGAACTCTTTGAATTTCTCCGCTTTGAAGCCGCTGTAGTAGCTCCGCACCCGCTCGCCATTCACGGTCTCCGCGCGTTCCTTGTACTCCTCGAAGTAGTTCATCAGCTCTTCCCGGAACGCACGGCGCGAATAGGGGTACGCCACCTTTGCCTCGTCATTGTAGGTGTTGTACATCGCCCAGGCCCGCTTCAGGGATACACCGTCCTCCTTCTTGAAAATATAAAAGGAATCCAGCATAAAATTGTAAAAGTCGTTCGATGCACCCAGCATACGGGTCGGAATATAATCATCGTAGAGATGCTTGTTCTGCTCGTATACCTCCTTGCAGTGCCATGCGATGCCACCCAGCTCAAAGTCCACCTTCGCTACAAGGTCACGGTACTTTTTTGCAGGGATCTTTTCGCCGGTAGGTTCCACATCGATCAGTCGTCGGATCAGGCCCGATTTTGCATCCGTGATCTTAACGGGCTTGTTGGTACCCAGAAACATGAAACACTTGAACTGGCTGGAATACTGGCTGCGGAACTTCTCGTTCACCAGCATGGTCTCGTGGGATACCAGCGAGTTCAGCCGGGTGTTGTCCTCAATGCGGGAAAGGTCACCGTCGTGCTGGATCGCGATCAGCGGGTTCGATTTGAACGCCTCCAGCGCAAACGCATTGGACGATGACCCCAGCACCTTGGAGTCAAACACCGACCAGTACCCGTCGAAAAGTTTCTGGACGATGTTCAACACGGTCGATTTGCCGCTGCCGGGTGGACCATAGAGCACAAGGAACTTCTGGATCTTGCGGGAATCGCCGTTCACGATCGCACCAACTGCCCATTCGATCTTCTTCCGCTCCTCGGGAGAATATAAGGTAGTCATCAGCTCGTCGTAGGCGCTGATGGTCCCCTCCTCCAGAAGATACGGCAGTCGCTTCGACGCATAGCTTTCCTTCTTGACCGGGGTGTTCGCAAATATCAATGTATCGTCAAGGGCGTGGTAGTTGTCCCGCATCTGACGCTGACAGTATTTGTGCCAGTTGTCGATCATCCCGCTCTCCGCGTCCCACATGTGCAGAACACGGTAGCTGTCATTGAAGACCTGCTTGTGTTCCTCCGCGTAAATATCCAGCGCGCGGTCGATCATCTGGAGCGCATCCTGTTCGTCCGTACTCCAAAGCCCCCGCTCTTCCATCCAGACCGCGTAAAAATCAGAACCCCGGATCATCAGGTCTTTCGACTTCTTGATGATGAATTTGGGATAAATTTCGATTGTCCCGCGTTTTCCCGTCCGCGTTGCAATCATCAGGAAATCAATCATTTGTAACTGACTTCCTCCTTTCTCCGAGGTTTTTATACGTCTTTCTCTTTCTGGAGGGTCATCTGGGCCAGCATTGCCTCTGCCTCGCGGGCACGCTCATCGGCTTCCTTGCGCTGCTTTTCCGCCTCGTTCACCATTTTGCAGGAAACAAAGCCAAACCACAGCAGACCAGCGATGAGAATGTTCTTCCGGATGCACTTGCCCTTCATGCGGCGGATGGTGTGATTGGCCACCTCCAGTGCGGCCTTGCTTTTGCTCAGGTCGATCAAAATATCAGTCAGTTCCATTGTCAATTTTCCTCCAGTAATTCGGGTCAGCCAGAATCAGCCGACCAATGTTATTCTCGTCTCGACACGCCGTAATTCGCAACATCACATGGGAATCGTCGAGTATCTTCTCAACGAATCCTTCCATAGGGATGCAGATTTTCGATACATATGTCATCAAAACTCATTCTCATTCAACCAGCTCATCAACTGGTACCAAATATCAATGGTACGCATGTCGATGGACGTACGGGTAATCGTAAAGAGACCGCCAGCCCCATTCGGCTCGTAGTCCCGATCCATAAACCGGGCCAGGATCGGTTCCGCGCGCTCTTCGCTGAAACGGGTGTCGTCCATGGCGGCCAGACCCAGGCTGACGACCATGCTCCAGAACCACTGCCCTACACGGTTGCCCATGCTGCGGTCTTCCATGATGTGCTCCTCGATGCGAATCGCCAGCGCAACCATCATTTCCAGCATAGAGCAGGGTACGCCCTGAAATACCGCGTCGATCTTCCCGTACGGAATATTATTCTCCGATGCAAAGCGGTACCGCAGGTTGATGCCGTCCGTTGCCCGGCAGACATCCATTTCGCACGCCGGAATATAATCCCGGTTAAAAAGATACATCAGTAAGCGGTGAAAGCTGAGGTTCCGGGGTTCCCATTCGCCGCAGACGATCTTGTAGAGCCAGTTATAATACTGCTCCGTCTCCCTCATAAAGTTCATTCATCCTCCTCATCGTCGTGGTTGCCGGGCCAGTTCTCCCAAACCCGGAGAATCTCGTAATCCTTGTGGTAGTTGTGGTTGCGGACATGAACAGCGCTCGGTGCGAACTCGCCAATGCGGTCCAGCGCCTCGTTGCCGATGATCTTCGGAATATCATCGTCGTCCACGGGCTGATCCTCCGTATCGAACACCAGCTTTCCGTCCGCATAGTAAGTCAGGAAGGAAGTCTCGTAGTCGTCCAGCTCACCAAACTGATCCGGCTCAATGACTTCGATGGCCTCGTGTGCCACCACATCTTCCGGGTCAGATTCGGTACGGTACTTCCCGGCCAGCTGTTCAAAGCTCTTCTGGGTCGCCCTTTCTTCGATGGTCTTGTCCATATCGGCTTCCTTCTGCCGCAGATTCTCACGCTCGGCCTCGTACCGTTTGCCGTAATAGGTCTCGTATTTCTTCTCGAAAACGGTGTGCATCACAAGGGCACCTGCCCCAAAGCCTGCTGCAAAGAGCAGAATATCACGCACGGTCTTGTTCATTGTCGATGTCTCCTTTGATCGTCATCATGGTAAACGCCAATCCGCCAAAGAAAAGGGAGACACTCATCAGAATGCCTCCCACCATGTGGCGCTTGCGTTTGGTATCGGTCAGATAGTCCAGAAACAGGAAAGTGCTTTCCAAAGTTTCCATCGTTCCACCTCACTCAGAAAGAACCGCCAGACCAGAGACAAAGCAGACTCCGGCCATGGCAGCAAACAGGTAAGACAGTCTCTTAACGAATCTGGTCATAGCGTATTCCTCCAAAATATCAGTCTCAGATCTTGTCGATGATGGGCCCGTCACAGTTGAACCGCAGCATCACGCTCCGCTCTCCACCACTGATAAAGCTGTTCAGCGCGTCGTCTCCCTCCACGTAGTTCGTCACACCGAAATCCACGTGGTTCTGTCGGGTCTCATCGTTCGGGTCATAGATCCAGCCCACGATCTGCCCTTCCGGGGTCTTCATGGTCACACCGCCGTGCGTTCCGATGCTGCTCAGAACGTCGTTCAGGAACAGGTGCCCCTGGATGCGCAGCCGCTTGTTTGCCGCCTGCTCCATCAGGAAAAGGTAGTTGCGGTTCAGCTGGTTGTCAGCCTGCCAGGTGTCCACAGTCTCGTCAAAGATGCAGGTATAGGGGCTGGTGTGCTGCATGGCGATGTCCTTGTATTCCTTGATGGTCTCCTCCACGCCCTGCTCGTTGGTGCTCTTGCTCTCGAGCTCCACAGCCTTGATGTTGTGCTCCAGCTCCTCCTGTACACGGCTGCCAAAGCGGTCGGATACACGGCTCTTGTACTCCTCAAAGGCCTTGTCCAAAGCAATATAAGCCGCAGTCAGGCTCGCGTTGCGCTTGGACATGATGCGGTGGGAACCGAACATGCAGCCCAGAGATACCGCACCCAGAGTGACCGCAGGCGCATACACCTTTGCCAGCTTCAGGCCGGTCTGGACGTAAGTGGTCGTAATATCGCTCTTGTAATCCTTCTCGGTGTAGGTCTCGCCCTCGCTCAGCTGGATCTCACCGCTCTCGATCTGCTTCTTGGCCGTGTGGATGCTCTCCACCTGAGCATTGTGCTCGGTCAGAATATCCTGTGCCTTGATGGTCGCCTTGCAGGCCAGCACGGTAGCAGTCACACCACCAATGGCAGCGCCAACGATCATAATGGTGGGGCTTGCCTTCTTCAGCTTGTAGCCGTACTTGGATGCAGCACGGGTCATCGTTTCCACGATTTCGGTTTTGTCGATCTTTTTCAGGAACTTCATAAATATCAATCCTTTCTTATGGTTCAGCGCAGCGGTACAGGGCGAGGCAGCATCAGGCGATATCCGCCCGGGATACCCTTGATGAACGCCCCGTCAAGGTTGTACCAGCCGTAATTGTAATCGGTGCTCTCGTTGGAAACGCCCATCAGATCCCACAGGTCGCCCACAGAGACCTGACCATACTGGCGAATCGCATCATACATCTGGGAAAGCGTATCGTCTGCATCCCCGCGGAACTCAAAGTCCAGGTTCTGCAAGCTGCGTCCTACGGCCCGGTTCGGATTTCCCTGCCGGTTGCCGGAGCCGCCCTGATAGTAGGTGTCGTAGCTGTTCCGCTGGGTGCGGGAGCCGGAGTAGTTGCTCGAAGAACCGCGGGAACGGTCCTCGCCGAACAGTGCAATGCTGACGGCTGAGTTGAAAATGCTCCACAGACCGTTCTTCAGCATGGGCAGCAGATAGTCCACCACGATGCGGTTCTTCACGGTCTTTAGGTCCTCGGCCAGGAACTCGTTGGCGATCTTCTGGATATCGTTCTGCTCCTTGAGGGTCACTTTTCCCTTGACGACCTTCTGGAACTTCTTCTGGGGCTCTGCGGCAGGCTGCTGTCCGATGCTGCTCTTCGGCATGTTTACTTGTGCCATGTTGTCATCCTTTCAAAAACAAAAAAGTAAGAGCCGCAGATTTCTCCACGGCTCTCGCCTTACCTAACATTACTTCTCTTCAGAAGTTTCCTCAACGTCCTCGTCAGGAACGTCCACCTGTGCAGAATCGACATTCTCGATCTTCCAGGGCTTCTGCCAGACGATCTTCTTCTTGGTCTTCGGCTTCTCCTCGTCCTTGTTCTGCTTCTTGGCCTTGTGCTTCCGGTACAGTCCGTATCCCACGGCTGCAACCAGACCCACAGCACAAACAGCGAGACCAATGCCCGAGCCGTTGCTCGAAGTTTCCTCGTTATCGATCATCTGAACATTCTCCTCCGGAACAACCTCAACAGAAGTCTCGTTCTCCATAGTAGTTTCGTTCATGTTCATCATTTCGTCCATTTTTGTTACCTCTTTCTTAAATATAAGTTTATAATGTCGGAGTATTACCTCCATAAAGGAAGCTGAATTTTTCGCGCCGGGTCAAATATCAATAGCCGCCCAGCCACTTCGGAGGCGTGTGATACTCCAGCGTCAGGCAGGGCATCCCGTCCTCGTCCAGCCGGGACGCATAGAAAATATCAACGTTAAGCCCCGAATCCGTGTCCCAGCCCAGCAGGTCACCGTTGACGCAGTGGTCGATGCCCAGATAGTCGAACAGATCATTCTCGCTCACCCGGAAGTCACTGAGCAGCTGTTTGTTGACCCCATTGACGGCCTTTTCAATCATGGCCTTGGTCGTCCAGAAGTAGGTGTTGGTCAGGCTTTCCCAGCACTTCACCCGCTGGTCGTAGGAAACATCGGTTGTGGCAAGGCCCTTGGCAGGCTGGATGGTTGCCGGTTCGGGGCACTTGGCCATCTTTTCCAGCGCAATGGTCTCCCGGATCTCCTGTTCCTTCTCGGGGCCGATGGTCTCCAGCACCTTGTCCTGATAGGTCTTGAGCGCGCTCTCAGAAAGGGTGCACGCCGCGGCCAGTGCAGCATTCCGCCGCTCGTCCACATGAACTGCACCAATGACACAGCCCGCAGACAGCACCATGCTCAGCGCAGTCGGCACGTACACCGGGCCCGCCGTCTTGACAATGGTCTTCACGTCCAGCTTTTCCACGCCCAGCTCCTGCTTTTTCTCGTCCAGCAGGATCATGGCCTTGGGGGTCGCGGTCACAGCAAAATAGACCGCCGTAATGCTTCCCGTGATCGCCAGACCACCCAGGATCTTGGATGCGTTCTTGCCTGCGCTCCTGCGCACTGCCTTTGCAAATGTTTTCAGGTTCATGTTCGTACCTCCAAAAATTTATAAAAAGAAAGAGCCTACGATTTCTCGTAAGCTCTCGCCTTTCAGATATGTCCGTGCTGCTTCAAATTCTCGAAGCGAATTTCTGTTTCACGCTGATCATCGCGTTCCAGTTGGATCTGGTAACAGATATACTCGTACAGTCTGGTCGGCTGCTTCTTCAGATAGTGATACAGCCCCGTAAAGCCGTATCCTACTGAACGTGCAACTGCCTTCAGTACGCGTACCATTGCCTTGTCCATCTTTGCATAATAGTCGTGATCGTACATAAATATCAATCCCCTTTGTTTGTCAGTTTGGATATCTCTTCCATAAGGGAGACTGTATTTTTCGCGTTTACAGGTTCTTTTCCGCAAGCTGACGCTGAACTTCCTCCCGCACCATGTCCTGCATTTCCTCTTCGCTGCGCTGCTCCTCGATCAGGTCGTGGCCAAAGCTCAGGATCGCGCTTGCAGCCATCATGGCCACGGATGCAACTTTCCACCAATTGATCTTCTTCATATTCATTCTCCTTTGCTCTCAGAACGGTAAATCATTTTTCAGTTTTTCGATTGTGCTTTTTGTAACGCTATCCACTAACCCTTCGTAAGGATCAAAATCCAAATAATCCTCGATCGGCTCTTCAAAGGCAGTGACATAATATACTTCCAGACCGTCATCTGTTTGTTGCTTTGCATAGTTGAAATCGATCCAACCACTGTTCCACATTTCGCTCATGTAGTCGATGCTCCAACCCCGACCGTGCAGTTCTGGAATAAAGTCGAGATTAAGGTATCCGTATACGTCGTTCAGCGCAATATAGCCATTGGCATTGAAGTCACGGTTTGCTTCGTAGAACGCCGTCAGAAGCTCAGCTTCCGTTGCATGAAAATATCTTTTTCCGATAGGGTCATAGCAGAGCAGCTTTTCGGTTGCGGTATTCTTGACTGTCTGATCTTTTTCCGCCATCTCGATGGATTTGGCTGTCTCGAAGATCTCATTTTCCTGTTGATCACCAATGGTTCGCCGCACCTGCGCCCGGTAGGTCTGATACGTCTTTCCCAGTGCCATATATGCCGCGGTCAGGCTCGCGATCTGTTTTTTGTTCAGCGCGTTGGAGCCCAGGATGCAGGCAATGGTACCGCCGCCAAGAATCGCAGCCGGAACGTATGCTTTCCAGCACATCTGAACAATTTGTTTCTTTGTCGGAGGCTCTTCTGTCACTCCAAACTCGTTTTCGTTGAATTTTGTCAGCTCCTTGTCAACTTCAAGTATGTGCTGCGCCTTCGTGGTTGCCCGCCCGGTCTCGATGGCCGTTGCTACCACGCCTACAGATGCCACCACCGCCAGAATAGTCCCGCCGTGCTTGCGCAAGAATCTCGCGCATGTTTTCGTCAGTTTCATGGTTTAACCTCCCATCACAAAACGATTTAGCCATAGAGAAGCTCATAAAGCCGATTGGATGCGCTCAGATAGTTTTCATAAATATCTGCGTCCGCACACATGCTCATGTAGTCCTCCGCGTTTTCCACCTTGGAATAGATCTGCTCAAGATTTTCTTTGAGCGCCTGAAGTTCGTTTTTCGTTGCCGGGTCTGTGCAGCTCCGGATGATGTCGTCCAATGTTTTCATGATGTTCAACCTCCATTTTGAAAAATAAAGAGCCTACGATTTCTCGTAAGCTTTCGATTTGGTTAGCGCTTCAAATACCTTTCAGCCTGATTCGTTCTCAGGAATTCATACAGCTTCCGTTCCCAATTCGGACTCCGGTCCTTCATAGCGTTATCGAGTGCATCTGCCGCCAAATCTTCATTGCACATCATAAGTCGTCTCCACATGATGGCAATGAAGTCAACGCAGAACAATTCGTTAATGCCAAAAAACGCCACTGCGCCCAAAGCAACTTTCACCAATGTCTTCATAATTTCGTACCTCCAAAATATAATTCTGAGACTAACCATCTCATAAAGCGCACTGAAAATTTCGCGTCAGATCACATCAGCCTTCTTGAGAATATCCATCAGCTGCGCCTTGGTCATCTCTGCGTCCACTGCAAGATGGATCTTCAACTTCTGCTCTTTTTCGCTCCAGTTCGCCTGAACCTCGCCCAGCTGTACCTCTGTACCGGGTAACTGCTTTTTCAGTATCTTGTTGATGACCTGCGAGATGATGCAGCGCAGAAAACTCGACCGGATCAGCATAATGTCCTCCATAATGTTCAACCTCCAAAAATAAAAATGAAAAAAAAGAGAATGGGCCTCGAACCCATAACCTCCACAATGAAGTGGCGCTCTACCATTTGAGCTATCTCCTCCATAAGGGAACATGAATTTTTCGCGCCTAGATCAAACTCCGGTCAAACACGGTCTCCCAGCGTTCTTTCTTGAGGGGTTTCATGCGCAGTGCCCACATGATTTGCCGTACGGTCACAGTCGGATATTCGCCCTTTGCGTTTTTCTTCTTGGCGTGACTGTCAAAATACTGCCGGAACCCTTCATGCAGGTAGATCTTGTCGGTCAGCCAGGGGTCAATGGCGCTCCAGTAAGTAGCCTTGGTTTTCTCATTGTAACGCTGCTGGATCACACACAGGCCTTTCCCCTGTTCCCGGTAGAGCGTGCAGACACGATACACCGGGTGATTGCATCGGTAAACGCTTCCGTAGTAGCTCGTCCACTCTTTTGGCGGTATGTCGTGATATCTCATAAAAAATAAAGAGAGCCCGCAGCTTTCGCCACGAACCCTCTCGGTTCCTCCTTTACTTTCTGTCCGTAAAGCCTCTCTTGATCTCGTGTAAACCATCCTTCATTGCCGAAGACAGCGGTGCAACGCCGCCAGCTTCCAGAATCGACCAGTAAATCGTAGTTCCGATCGTCCCCAGGAAAGTCACACAGCTCAGTCCGAACTTTGCCCACTCAAGGTGCCGCGCCTTCGCAGCCTTCTCCTGGTCGTTGATGACCTCCTGGCCTTTCCGCCGTTCCTCATCTTCTTTCAGGTTCTGGTCGCTCTCCTGCGCCTCGCTCTTGATTTGCATCTCGTACAGCTGCAATGCCGCCTTCGCTGTCTTTTCGTAATCCTCCGTACCCGGTTCCAGATCCTTCAGCTTGGCGAGCGATTGCTTTGCCGCTTCCTTCAGCAATTCTTTGTTTTCATAGTTTTCCATTTTGATTTTCTCCTTTACAAAGTAATTTAGAGTTTCCTCCATTAAGCACCATGTTTTTCTCGCGTCAGGTCCAGCTTGTGCACCCGCAGCATAATGTACTTGTCGCCCTCGAAGTCCTTCACCTCCTCGTCCAGGCTCAGGCTCAGGTAAGGCCAGTCCGGGTCATCTTCATCACCGATCAACAGCTCGCCCACCTCGTAAATATCACGGTAATGGAACCAGCGGTAGAGTGCCATCCCGAAAAGTAGGCCCAGAATGATAGCAGCGAATAGGACAGCGTAGTAGATGTACAGCATTTTGATTTTCTCCTTTTTAATAATGTAGTTGATAAAACGGTCTTCTGCGTGATGAAAAATAAAGAGCCTACGATTTCTCGTAAGCTCTCTACACCTTAGATGTCGTTGCGAATCAGGAATAAGTCACCACGGCTGCAAGTAGCCCGTACAATTCCATTCGCCCGAATCAACGCAATCGCATTGGCGTAAGCTCCGCGTGCTGTCTGAGCGCTCTTATACTCGCCTGTATCAATGTACATAACTTTCTGATTGCTCTCAATAAACACCCGGATCTTATCCATCGCGTTCACATAGCCTCGGTCGTAATTTACCTTTACTCGTTTGCCCATAATTTCAATCTCCTTTATTCATATTCGGAAGACATCCTTCCGTAAAGCACAAAGAAAATTTCGCGTTGAATCGTAACAGTCTATTCTAGAATAGAAAAAGAAAAGAGCTCAAGTTTCCTTGAGCCCGTTTTCCGGTCAGAATCCATTAGCGGATACCACACCGAACATCGTTCAGCATGAGGAATTCTTCGCCCTCATTCCAACCCGCATACTTGTCGTTGGACGACTCGTTAAATGCGGTCATAATAGAGTTCATCATTTCCTCAAAACCTTCAACAATATTCTTCAGCATAGTAAATACCTCCTAAAATTTGTTATTTCTTTCCATAATAGAAGGTGTATTTTTTCGCGCCGGAAAATAAAAAAGAAGAATGCTTGAGTTTTCAATCCCAAGTCATTGGATGAGTACCGTTTATTTTATGGAACGTTTCATTCCGTACTCGCATCGATGCCTATTTAAGTTGTCACAACTACCAATTATTCATTGGCTGACCAACACCCTTTATTCTTCCATAAAGGACCATGTATTTTTCGCGTCATCCACGCTCAATACTCAATGTCCAGAAGAATTTGCGGTATTGCTCATAATAACTTTCTCGGCAGCAGGGGCAGCCATGAATTCGCAGCACATCATACGGAACACATTCCGTCGCTCCTTTTAATACATAGGGTGCGATTGCCGGAGAAATATCTTTCAAGCAGTGTTCTATAAGGCTAATCCGCTTGCTGAAGAATGCCCTGGCAATGGCGGTCTGTTCTGTGGGGTTCGATTCACGGCTTCCTTTGACAGTATACGTCCGAAGTTCTTCTGGTTTTGCTTTCCAGGCATCCAGCATGACCAAGGCATCTTTCCATTCAGGATACTGCAAGCAGAAATGTTTAAGCTCATAGTATCGGTGCTTTGAAATATAATACGGATTCTTTTCAGATAGTTCAACGTGTGCCATCTTTACCCCTCCACAAAAATCCAGTTTGCTCATAAAGAGCTTTTGGCGAGATGTAAAAATTGATACGTCCGAACTTAGAGTTCATTTCTTTTAAGTCGGTAATTTTCTTGCCGTCCCTGGTTGCTGTTCCGATAGGCAGCCATCCAGAAATAATCCCCGCTCGCACCCACGATGGGTCACGTCCGTATACTTTTGCGGCAACTCGTACAGGTACTGATCCTGTTGGAAAAATAAGGTTATTCATAGAGCTTTCCTCCTAAAAATCTCTAAGGACATCTTACTACGTCCTCTATGCGCATTTTAGGGAAGAAAGCGGGGCAGTGCGTGATGCTTTTTATTTTTTTCAATGATGAACCATTGACAATCATCGTAGTATCGTTTAAGCTAGAATAGAATTCAGAGCCAAAAAGGAGGTATTTTTAGTGCTTATAACCTGTCCAGAGTGTGAATTGCAAATTTCTGATAAGGCACTTGTATGCCCTCATTGCGGTTTTCCACTCAAGAAGAATGCTCAAGTGTATCCTAGAAAAGCAAATAAACGTCGTAGGCTGCCAAATGGATTCGGACAGATTTCAGAAATCAAGGGGCGCAATCTACGAAAGCCGTTCAGAGTTTTAGTAACCGTAGACAAAGGATTAGATGGGAAACCAATCTGTAAGCCGCTTCAGCCACAGTCTTATTTTGAAACCTACAATGATGCATATTTAGCATTAGTTGAATACAACAAGAATCCATATTCCATCGAGAAAAATATTACCATGGATGAATTGTATCAGGCATGGCTGAAGGAATACAGGACGCATGTTGGAGAGAAGATGATAGAAAAGACTGAGTGTTGCTGGCGGTATGTTCGCAAAATTCACAATATGAAATTACAGCAAGTTCGTATTCCACAACTCAAGCTCGCACTCGACGAGGCAACAACCTATAAAAGTGGCAACGAAGTAGAACTTCCTCGTTCAGCTAAAGGCAGAATCAAAAGCCTGTTCAATCTCATGTTTGACTATGCAGTAGAGAACGAGCTTGTTCCGCAAAATTATGCAAGGTCTTTTGCTCTTTCCAGATCAGATCAAGAAGAAACAGCTAGAGTGGACAAAAGTCACATCCTATATTCAGACGAAGAGGTTGAACTGATTTGGGGCGCTCTCCCGGTCTATCCATATCTTGATATTACTTTAATTCAATTTTATTCTGGTTGGCGGCCCAATGAACTTTTGAGCATGAAACTAGAAGATGTTGATTTAGAGAACAAAACATTTCATGGGGGCTCCAAAACTGTCGCAGGTAAAAATCGTATTGTGCCAATTCATTCCAAAATATTCCATTTTGTCGAACAGCACTATAATGAAGCTGTTGCCGCAGGGAGCGAATATGTATTTCAATCAGATACCCAACCTGGTAAGGCATATACATACGATCGGTATTATGTTCGACTTATAGAAGCACGCGATGCCTTGGGGCTAGATAAAAGTCATCGCCCCCATGATGGTCGTGTTCAGTTCGCAACCATGGCAAAGAAAGCTAAAATGGATCAATATGCACTAAAGAAAATTCTCGGTCACTATATCGACGACGTGACCGAGAAGTATTATATAAAGCCTGGGATGGACTGGCTCCGAAACGAAATCGAAAAGATCAAATGATGTACTCCTCAAAAAATTAGTATAGGATTATTGTGTAGGCAGATATAGGAATATCGTATATGAATAATGTAGGAGTAATGTGCAAGTTGTGTGCGTCAAGCCACTACTTTCGGCATTCAATCACGTTCAAATACATCATGAATTCGCATTTTATTCGATGCTTCGTATTACTTCAGCTCCTCCAGAAGACTTTTACCCCAACACACCAACGTCATTTTTCTCTCAAAATATAGGACTAATCAAAGAATAATCCTCGTTCAATCAAATCCAATCACATTTTTAACGGTCTCTGAATTCAAAAAATAAAAGTCCCTGAATATTCCGCGGCTCGACTCGCAGATACTCAGGGGCTTTTTTCTTTCGTGAAAGTCTTTCAAATATCAGTCTCGTATCGTGAGCTTTATTTCACATCCGTACATCAATTGGCCGCATCTCAAACAGCCCGGTCTGAAACGTCGCTCAAAATATCATAGCCCAATATCTGGGAGCCCTTTCTAAATATCATATTACCATAGTCCGCGATCCAATTGCAAGCCCATTCTTCAGCATCGACCCAGTAGGCCGGTTTCACCATGCGGTGCAGCTCTGGCAGCAGACCGTAACTGACTAAGGTAACATGACCCAGCTCGTGGATCAGCACCCTTCGCAGCTTTTCCCCGCTCAGCCCTCGTGCCACAAACACATGTTGCAGCTTCGGGTCTGTCACGGCAATGGTCCTGCGTCCGGTGCGATCCACAAGGTATGGGCTGTCCGGGTCTACAAAACGGATGCGCCAAAGCCACCCGTTTACCGTAAACCGTTCCATTTTGAATTATGCGGGCATGTCCGCCACGAGCTTGGTGAAGTCAGCCTTGATCTTCTTGCGCAGGTCAGGGTCAGCATCCCCGTAAATGGTTCGGATGGTGCTCATCGCGCTCGTCAGGTGCTCGCTTGCCCGGCGCTCCATCTCCGCCTTGTCCATGGCCGTGTGGCTCTCGGTGTAGTGCTTGCGGGCTTCCAGGTACTCGCCATAAGGCTTGCCGTACTGTCTGCCCTCATGCTCAAACTCCCCACGCCGACGCAGAGGGAACTCCCCGTGGTCGTCACGCATCTCCCTCTCGAACTCGTCCGGGTCGCGCAGCCACTTCTCCATGTAGCGGTGCTGTTTCGTCGAGGGCGTGTACCCCATCCGATAGTCTTCCGCTTCGCCCATGGCCTTACTGACCTTCTCGTAGTAGCAGGCTTCGTACAGGTTCCGCTTCGTTTCGGCAAGGTCCTTGATCATGTCAGTCACTTCCCCTGCCTCGTGAGTGTTCACGCTCTCGATGCCCTTCGCCAGCTCTCCCTTGAAGGCATCCACCAGAGTTTCCATCATCGAGCAAACACTCTCCATGCAACGATTCTCCATGTTGATTCCTCCTTACGAAAGCTTCCGCACGATGAGATTCGCACCGGGCGAAACAGTCAGAGCGGCTGTTCCGGTGTTCACGATGCGGATCACGTCATACATGCCGCAGCCAGTTCCCAGCAGCATGGTTTTCGCCACGTTGAAGGCATCCCCGGCAGCGGTGCTGGTCACGATCATGTTGGAGCCGGGGAGCACTGCATTCCCTGCGGAAATGCTAAGCTGGACCGTACCGGCAGCCACACCTGCGATGTTGCCCGAGAACGCCACTTCGTAAATGCCGGGCAGTCTGAGCTTTACATCACTCATGCCCGCACGGTGACATTCGGCGGTGCAACGGGTCTTGAGGTTCGTCACGTCAAACAGAATCGCCTGACCGACTTCCAGGGTCTGAGCAGCAGAATTGGATATCTCGATCATCTGCAAATCCTCCTTCAAATATCAATAAGAAAGGAGCGCCAGTCTCCCAGCGCCCCTCCATTTTGAAATTTCGCTTAGGCGGCCATGTTGCAGCACCCAGTCAGACCAGCGATCTGGCAGCCCAGAGTACCGGTACCGGCGTAGGGGTTCTGCACGATGTAGGCAGGGCCGGGAGCCGGACGCAGCTGGTTCACCAGATAGTTGTTCTGAGCCTGCTGGCTTGCAGCGAGGGTCATCTGGCTCACCTGAGTGCGCAGCTGTGCGATGGTCTCATCCTTGTCGGCCATGCGGTTTGCAACGATCTCGTCATGCAGCTGGCGATAATTTGCATTGTCGTTCTGCATGATCTGCTGTGTCTGGTTGGCGATGGCGGTCGTGATGGCGCAGGTGTTGGTGGCCAGGTCGTACTGGATCTGTGCCTGCCCCTGACGGTTCTCACAGCAGCAGTTTGCCAGCTGGGTCTGGAGGGCGTTGGTGTTCTGCATGTTGGCGACCGTGTCGGCGTTGATTGCCTGCTGGATGCCGAAGTTGCCCTGCATCATGGCAGTGTTCACGCCATTAAAGCCCTGAAGCATCGCGGTGTTGGTGTTGTTGAAGCCGTTCAGCAGGCTGGTGTTCATGGCGTAGAAACCGTTGCACAGACCGTTCTCCAGGCCATTCAGCTTGTTGATGACACTCTGATTATCGAATCCACGCTGGATATCCGCCTGAGTAGCGGCACTTGCCAGAGCGCTGCGGGTTGCAGAACCATTCCCGCGGTTACCAAAACCGTTGCCGTCCCAGTTGCCAAATCCGCCCCACAGAGCGAACAGGATCACAATGATCCACCATGCACCGCAGCCGTCGCCGTTCCGGTTGCCGGTCACAGCAGCGATGTCAGCCAGACTCGGGATCATGCCCATCATACCATTGTTAAACATATCATTTCCTCCTTTGGAAATTTCAGTGAGTGGAAAATACGGATATGTTCACTGAGCCTTCTTTCAGGCCGCGCGTATCCTGAGCAAAAGCTCAATTCACATCACTTGGGATATGTTTAACGTCCGTTTGCTTTTAACGACCTCTGAAGAACCGCATTGCCTGTGCGTAGGCCTCCTCGGGTGTGATCCCGTAGCTCTCGCACAGGTTCCGGGCGATCTGCTCACCCGTCGCATCGTCTCCATTTTGAATTGCCGACAACGCGTTGTGTGCCATCGGGTTGTTTCGCAGCTGTGGGTTTCCCGCCAGTAGACGGTTCACAAAGTTCATTCTCGGGTTATTCGGCGTTTGGTTCATGGTTCAGTCCCTCTTTTCCGTGTTTATAAGGTTCTTTGCGGTAAGGTCTTGACTTTTTCTGTACCAAACGCTTGATCTCGTCCAGCTTGTCCCGAATCTCTGCCAGCTCACCATTTTCAGGCAGGTTCTCAGCGGTCTGGGCCATGGGAACGAAGGTCATGGTTTCGATTTTCCCGACATTCGATAGATACTTCACATACACACAGCTCATGTCATCTTTCGGGAAGATGGCCACCGTGCCGTTGTTGGGCACTTCGTTGGGGCGTACTTCCTGGATGTCATGGATCATTCGTCCAGGGATGGCCTGTACGAACTGCTGCGGGTATCCATTTTGAATTCCCATCCCCTGCATCTGTTGCAGGTTCTGATTGTTTTGCCATCCTCCCAGAGCAGCTGCCTGTTGAGGAGTAAGGCTCTGCGGAGGATATGCACCGTAATACTGGTTCATAAAGATCCTCCTTTGCAGGTTAAATAATTACTGGTTGTTCTTGGCCCTCAGCTCCGCATAGAGCTTGTCCGCCGCAATGGCTTCCTTCGTGAACGAGTTGTTCTGCCACCAGTTCACAATGGCCACCACAACGGTGATGAGGGTGCTTACCACCTGCTGGAGCTGCTCGTTGTCAATGGGCAGCGGGCTTTTGCCAAAGGCGGTCAGCAGACTGTTCAGCAGCGCCACAAGCAGGCAGATGGTTCTTGCCCACGTTGCGGCGGTCACGGTCGTGTTCTGTTCCATTTTGAAATCTCCTCTCACGTCATGGCGTGTTCTTCCCGGACAGGCAGACTTTCCACTCGCTCATACAGGTTCGTGCCGGTGCCGTTTCCATGCAGTTCGTGGTATGCCTCATAGATAACGCCGACGTTCGTCAGCCCTTCCACGTCCACATACCCCTGATGAAGATAATACCGGCAGCTCTGATACAATCGATCATGGAGCATCGCTTTCACGCCTTTTTTCAGCGCTTTCTGCTCCTGAATGGTCGCCCAGAGCGTCTTACCCATCCAGCCCATGATGCCTGCCACCAGGATCGACACGATCTCATTCAGATGTGTCAAGATAAAGCTCTCCGTGGGCTTCACGCCCCTTTCACACAGGTAAGGCCGGCTTTCGCAATGATGCCCGGGTAGTCCTTATACACATGGTTCATGTCCACCACGCCGCTCACGCCAGCCACATTGCCCTTGGAGCTGTACTGCCACATGCCGTGCTTTCGGGTCGGACGCTTGTTTCGGTAGTCCGCCAGCCACAGGTCAAACTCGTTCAGCTGCCACATATTAAGATTGTAGTCCGCAAAGCTCGAGTAGGTGTACAGGATGGCGTACAGTCCCCACTTTTCGATCTCTTTGAGCTCCATTTTGACGAGCTTCGTCAGCTCAGTCGCAGGCAGGCTCTTGAGGCGGTTATCCTCCACATCCACAGCAATTGGCAGCTCGAAAGTCTTTCCTTCCAGGCAGGTCTTGAGCAGGTTCAGCTCTTTCTGAGCCAGCCCCTCGGTCACGGCCATGGTGTAATAGTACACACCCACGGGCAGTCCCACGGCTTTCGCACCGGCGTAGTTTTTCTCGAACATCGGGTCAACGTACAGCTGCCCGCTCTTGGTGGAAACTGCACGGATCATCACGCCACCCACTTTCCCGCTGGCCTTGACTTTTTTCCAGTCAATGGTTCCCTGCCAGCGGGAAACGTCAATAATGTCAAGCATCTGCATCCTCCTTTTTCTTCAGGGTATAGAGCAAAACTGGCATCCAGCCCGTCAGCCCGTCGCCATTCTTCGGGCGAGAAGCAAAGCATCCACTCGCAACGTGCACCGTGCAAGGAATCTCGTACTTACAAAGACCGGGCAGACTGAATGTATGCGCACCCATATCTTTTTCAGTCATCTGGTGCAGGTGCGCTTTGGGGTCAGCTTCCCATGCCGCTCTCTGTCCCTCGACTTTTTCTTTCACGATTTCGTCGAGCTCCGCCTGGTCGTACTCCATTTTGAAAATTCCACTCTCGATCAGTTCGTCCAACGTCCCTTTCACGGTCGTATCACCCAGTGTGACACGGACTTTGAGCTCAGCCATTCCCCTGCTCCTTCAGTTTCTCTGCCAGCTGGATGCACAGCTTCTCGTACTCCTCTTCGGTCAGGCTGTCATTGGCAAAGAAGATATCAATCTTCTTCTGCATCCTGTCGGTCTTGCCGCGTTCGATCAGGCGTGCACAGGTGTTGTAGAGTTCCATTTTGATTCCTTTCTGCTCACGTTCTGCATGAGCCATCTTAATGTAAAAAAATCGCTCATCAGCACTTTTTTCAGTGGGCCAATAAGCGAAACGATACAAATGGGCTGATCCGACTCTTATGCCTCCGGGCTGACCCCCAGCTCCAGCAGCGTCAGCCTGTACTCCTGATCCACCACCAGGCTGTCGGTGTCGGTTTGGGCGCTCTCCATCTTAGTGAAGGATTTCCGCAGGTCCTCGTTTTCTGCCTTGAGTTGCTCCACTGTTTCCGGCATCTGCGCCATCTTGGTTTCATGCTCCTGCTGCCGAGCCTGTTCGTCCAGTTCGTCCTGCGTGTACTTGATATACCGCTGGATCGGCACTGTCTCATCCCAGGCGGGCTTCGGTTCAACACCGGGAACATCGATAACCTCTTCTACGATGGTGCTGCCATTGGCAAGATATTCGATGGGGACGTAATGGCTGACCTGCTGAACTCCAGCAATCGCGTCGTGGTGCACGATCTCCGTGTCATCCACCAGCCGTCCCAGTGCCAGGTCGGGTTCGCCGGTCAATTCTACGCCGTTTTCGTCTACGATTTTCATGTTATCACCCCACTCTCTGCCAAATATTAGCTGCATAATATGGATTCATAATACTAAAAGAACTTCCGCCGCCCGTACTGCCAATATACAGGGTGTGGTTGTGCCCGCCTGCGCTGGAGGTTGTCACACTCGTAGCTCCACAGTCAATACCGGTCCATGAAGAGTCAAAGCTGCCGCTGCTGCTATTACCCGTGATAGTATGCGTGTGCGAACCAGCGCTTCCGGTACTGATGGTATGACCGTGACTCGGCAGATGTGCTGTTGTCAAGGTTACACTCGTGCTTCCTCCTGAAGTCCCCGCTCTGAAGCTGCCCCCTGCGGCGAAAATAATGCAGTTTTTCAGCTGTGTCCATGTAGTTCCGGCATAAATCGCTGCCGGGCTTGTTGATACAGCCATCTCCATTACAAAGTCCACCGGAGGAATCCATTCAGATGTTGTAAGCCCTACGACTGCACCAGTCATATAAAATTCCTCCTCAACCGATTCGTTCCCACATATAACGGACGATATATGGGTTCAAAATACTGAAACTTCCGCCACTGCCAGCATTACTCAGGCTGACGCTGTGAGAATGGCCTCCAGCACTGGATGTAGTGACTGTTGTTACACTAAATCCCTGTACGCCACCCATTGTTCCCATATAGCCGTTTGAAACTGAAACTGTTGCCGTATGAGTATGCCCACCAGCACTTGACGTACTTCCTGAATGCGTATGACTTGGTAAATTATTCACTGATAGCGTCACGGAAGAACGGCCCCCAGTCGATCCATTCCCGTAACTTCCGCCAGCGGCAATGATTGCTCGGTCTTTGATCTGGCTCCAGGTAGTATTGGCAAACATAGAGGCAGGGCTTACAGAACTATTACTTTTCCAGACAAAACCAACTGGAGGAACAGACTCTTCCTGTAAAAATCCTTTTACGATGCCTAACGCCATTTAAGAAATCCTCCTCCAAACATACTTTCCAACATAAGGATTTAGGATACTAAAACTGGAACCTCCGCCAGAATAGCCTACGGATACCGTATGGGTATGTGCACCAGCGGTGGAAGTGGTATAGTCCCGCTCGCCGATATAATATGGTGAATTATCATCTCGATATCCCAAATATGAGCCAGACCCCGTATAAGCGGTCAACGTATGCGTATGATTCCCGACCGCCGTGATACTGCCGCTGTGACTGTGTGCTGGCATTTCAGCAACAGTCAATGTATGTGATGTCGAACCACCAGTGCTCCCAAGTGAATAGTTTCCGCCTGCTCCAATGATAAAATAGTTTTTGATCTGGGTCCAACTGGTATTGGCATACTGGGCAGCTGGACTGGTTGGACTGCCCGTAGACATGATAAAGCCGACAGGAGGAACCCAGCTTTTGCTGGAAAGTCCAACAGGACCTACTGCCATTTTTTAATTCCCCCTTAAGTCGGCACGCGTTCCATCAAAAGCAACCTCAAGTTAATTGCGCTTGAGGGTACTACTTTTGAATAGAAGCGAGTATATCCTGCGCCACTTCGGCACATGCTGCCAAACCCTGCCGATGTTGCCGCAGAAGCACTTTCGGGCTTGATCGTCGCACTCGGCTCCAAGGCATCGGTACAGCCACTCACGGCTGCGCTGGATTGGTACGTCCACCCGGCGCTTCTTGCATCGGAATCGGTCGTGGATGTCCAGCTGTTGGTAGCAAGGGTGATATCGTAGGCCCGGATGATGGTACCAGATGGCCCCTGCGGCCCGGTGTCCCCCTTATCTCCCTTGAATGCGCCCGAATCCGCCGCCTCCTGCAATGCCTTCATGGCTGCATTGGCAGAATTCTTGGCGCTCACCTCGGAAGCTGCCGCACTTGCCGCAGAATCGCTTGCATGCCCTGCTGATTCATTGGCACTGTTTGCGGAAGCTGATGCATATCCTGCTGATTCATCGGCACTGTTCGCACTGGCATTTGCGCTCACCGCTGAAGCACCCGCGCTCCTCTTCGATGCCGCCGCCGAATTGGCCGAGTCCGTGGCACTGGCAGCCGATTTGTCCGCGCTTCCCTTTGCCGCATCCCGTGCCGCTTCGGCCTGTTTCAGCAGCTCCTTCATCTTCTCCAGTGCATCCGTGATGGTGCTTTTCACCCACTCGATGGCACTGGCGATGTACTCTCGGACTTCTCGTCCGTACAGCGCCTTTCGGATGCCTGTAATGATCTTGTCAAAGTCCATCTGGTTCCGTTTTACCTCCTTCTGGTCACTCCATTTTGAAGTTTCAGCTCTGGTTCAGTCCCAGCCACTGGTTCAGGAAGCTGATGATAGCGTCCATCACGCTCTGGATCTTTTCCTTGACTGCCTCCACCTGCTGCTGTTTCGTCAGCTTTTCCGGGGTCAGACCAAAGCTGAACACCTTGTTGTCCAGCGAATCCAGCGGTAAGGTCAGTTTCACACATACCAGCCACTGGTCCAGCTCATGGGGGCTCGAGATGATCCTGGTTTTCTTCAGGAACCCCAGCCGCTGTACATCCTCGCCACCGTCTCTCCGGTCGTAGGCCGTCAGGGTCATCACGGGCTCCACGCTCTGGCGGTAATTGTCTAGTTCTTCCTGCGCTTTTTTCTTCAGGTCAGCGCTGGTAACATTGCCATCCACCTGGATGCACTTCTCAATGATGCCATACTTTGCTTCTGCCGCCTCATCCCGCACTGTTTCCGAGATCGCGCTCACGGTGGTCGTCTTGAAGATCCACCAGCCGCTCGTGGTCGTCTGGGTGCCGTAAGCTGTCACTCTCGTCACGATGTCGCTCGCCATCTGTTCGAGGTAACTGAAATCCAACAGGTTCACGCCAAACTCGATGGCCTGGGTCGTTTTTTCATCGGTGTCCAACAGGTAGTCAACGTAAATGCGCCAGACATCTGAACCGTTGTCTGCCTGCACGATGCGGGTGCGCAGGTACCCATCATACTCGTCCAGCAGGTAGGTTTGCAGCAGGTTCCACTGGCTCAGGAACAGCGTGCCCTGGTTCGTGGTGTCGATGGTGTTTCCCAGCTGGATGGTCACCTTTCCGATGCCGAACGTCCCGTACGGCCCCTGATAGTAGTCCTTGAGCGCCGCAACGGACTTGTAGAACAGGCTGTCGGTTGGTACAGTGCCGTCGCTCTTAGCAGTCAGGAAATACGTCCCGCCGTCTATTTTCGGAGTGTAGTTTTGCAGTTGCCCCAATACACCCGTCACATATACTCTGTAACTCAGGTCGAACTGCTTTTCGGTTTCGGTCACATACCCAAGCCAGATCGGAACGTCGTCCTCCCGCACCTCCATCCAGGTTTTCTGGAATTCCAGTGTCTTGTAGATGGGGTTCGTGTATTGGCCGATGGCCGAGTTCAACTGGTAGGGGATCGTCGCCTCAAAGTTTCCGAATTCATTTTTGGCCAGGTTCAGGATGGGCTCTTCCAGGAACCGGTTCGAGACTTGTCCTTCCACAGCGTCACCCTGGGAATCGAAGATGCACTCCTTGCTCGCCCAGCGGTAGCCCAGGGCGCTCACGCCGCCAAAGGTGCCGGTCGTTTTCTCAATGGCACCGGCATATACTTTGTATCCGATAGCTCCTCCCTCCTCTCTGCATCCATTTTGAAATTTCGTAAAATGCCCTTCGCCCAGTCCAAAGTTACCGCACTGCCAAGGGCTCCACTACTATGGGCTGGCGAGCGATATCGAGACTGAGGAGTTTACAGATACGCCGGTTGATAGTAGAGCCCCACGGTCATGGCGGTCGTTGCTGTCAGCACCACCTCATATACGTCATACCGCAGGTCGTTGTCCACGATGCCAAGGTCAGCCCTCGTGTTGCTGGTCAGGCTCACCGAGGTGGCCGTGTTTTTCAGTCCAAGCCGCTTTGCCTCGTCGTAAGGCCAACTCCGGCTCTTCCGCAGCGTTGCCGTCAGGGTCCCGCCGCTTGCCCCGCTTCGCTCTACCTGGATCAGGCTCGGCTTCTCGCTGGGCGGCATCGGGAACTTGAGCGTCTCCCCCGCCTTGATGGCAAGGTCTTTGCAGTACGGCAGGGCCAGGTCGGTCTCAAACCCGAAGTCATCCCAGAGCCAGTCCTCCCGGATGCTCTCATATAAAAACTTGAATGGATATAAGGTGTATCCCAGCGTGATGAGCGAGTGCCCATTCTGCTGTTTAATGCCTCCGTCCACCCAGATCCTTCCCAAATAAAAGAACGCCGGGTCATCTTCCAATCGCACACGCACCTGTCCTGGCGTAGCATTGCCCTTGTGTAACATGCGAGAAAGATGATCCAGCGCTCCTGCGCCGATGGGGCTGGAAAGGTTGTTTCCCCTCCAGGCATCGGTGTCAAGATAAAATTCCCAGGTACCTCCCCTGCTCTTGAATACAGGGTAGCCTGTTAAGCTGTTGGATAGATAGGTCGTGCCATCTCGTCCCGGGACATCCACCGAGATGACCTTTTCCACAGGAGGAGCCACCACCGGCCGGGACGAGGGGATCATTTTCCAGTCGTCCCAAGTGTTCTTATCTCCGATCGTGATCGAATGGTACATTCTGGCTCCTCCTTTATAATAATGTAGGAGTTTCTAACTCAGCAGATCATCGGGCGGCTGGAGATCATAGGAGATCGTCAGCGTCACCCGGCCATCGTTGCCGTTTTTCACGTTGCTCACCCAGCACCGGCCCTTGTAGGTCTTGGTCTTGGCGGCAGTAAAAATGGTCCCGCCAAGTTCCAGCGAGACCGTGCATGTCCGCCCCTGCAAGATGCGCATCAGGCGGAAATAGGTGCTCGTCCAGTCTCCCTCCCGGCTTGACCAGTCGGGGTAAAGCTGGATGCTCAGTCTTGTTTTGTCCGGGATGCCGCAGCGCTCCCGCACCTCGTCCACGGCGTTCCGCCCGTAATCATCCCAGCTGGAATGGGGCGAGCCATCCGCGACATAGTAAAAATCCCAGGTCCCGGTCGAGTTCTTGAAGGTCCGCTTTTTCAGCGGGGTCTTTTCGGGACTGCCGTGATAGGGCGGGAACTCCACGGTCTCGTATTTTTCGTCGAAAGCCTGGATGTGGATGGGGTTCAAGGGGATCAGGTTGAAGTCTCTCGTGCTGTACTCCTGTAGCACACCATCCGCATCCGTCACCTGAAATATGACACCTGCATAGCTCGGGATGGTCGAAGCAATGGAGGTGTTTAGTGAACCCTGGTCAGCCATTTACTTTCTCCTTCCCGAAATTTTTCCTAAGCCCTCGTCCACGTCGTTGATGATCTCGCCCACCAGTTTCCGGCCGTTCATCTGGACCTTCATGTTGGCCACGGCCCGGGCAATGCTGTCGATGTGCTCGCCCAGTGCCTCCACGCTCGAAACGATGTCGGCGTTGGGGTTGGCCTTCTGGTCAGCCTTGTTGGCCTCTTCCTGCTGGGCCTTGGTCACCTCGGCTTTGCGTACCACGTTGGCAGCAAGGCCTGCGGTGCGCTCTGCATTCAGGGCTACCGTGCCGTTCTGGAACAGGGTGTCGTTCAGCCAGTCCACTCCATTTTGAACGTCGCTCATGTCCACTACGGGCTGGATGCTGGGTTCATACTCGAAGTCGTCGCTGGCAATGTCGCCCACTCGCTGGGCCAGATCCATCATGGTGGAAAGGGCCGTGTCGCTTACGTCCTGTACGCCCTGCACCACGGAGCCGGTCTCGTCGGTGATGCCCTTCGCCAAACCAAGGCTCAGGTATTCGCCAATGCCAGCCATCACGCGGCTGGGGGAATGGATGCCAAAGAAGTCGCAGAATCCGTCCACCACAGCACTGCCGAAGTCGCAGATGCCGTTCCACACCGCACCCGCCGCACCGGTAATGCCCTCCCACAGGCCGGAGATCAGGTTTTTGCCCACGTCCACCAGGCCCTGGAAGCCGTTGCTGATCCAGTCCCACAGGTTCGAGAAGGCATTCCCCAGCCAGTCAAAGAACCCGCTGAAGAACTCGCTCACCTGATCCCAGTTGGCGATCAGCAGTCCGCCGCCCACAATGGCCGCGCCAATGAGCCAGCCTTCGGGGCCAATGGAGCCCAGCACGCTCACCAGAGTGCTGCCCAGTTCTCCCAGACCGCCCAGTAAGCCACCGGAGCCGGTGATCATCTCGCCGATGCTGCCAAGGCCGCCCAGTGCTTCTCCCAGCAGTCCCGTGCCGCCCGTGGCAGAGCCCAACAGGCCGCTCATGTTGCCCAGGATGCTGCCAAGGTTCTCGGTCACGCCGGTCACCTTGACCACCTGTCCCATGATCTTTAGGGTTCCCCCGCCCTGGGCCAGCGCACTGAAGGCTTCGGGCAGTCCCAGCAGAGCGTTCATGCCCTTGCTCATCAGCAGGCGGCCGAATTCCGTGCCCATAAAGTCCAGCACGGTGGTAATGCCGCCGGTCACTGCCCCGCCCCAGTCACCGCTCACAAGGGCGGTAATGGTGCCAAAGAGGTCGGTGATCACTTCGGTCACGCCGTCCTTGGTGGCCACGCCAAAGGCTCTGCTGAGCTTCGAGGCCATTTCCGGGGCGCTCTTCTGCACCTGTGCCCAGACGCTGTTGAAGCCCTCCTGAATGGGCCGCCAGTTCTTCGAGATGGAGTAGCCCAGCTGCATCATCATCCGCTTGCCGGAGTCGTCCAGCTCAAAGGCATCCGCCAGATTTTCCGCAAAGCCCACAAAGTTGTACTGTTCGCTTTGCAGGTCTGCCAGTGCATCCAGTGCGGTCTCGCTGTTCTTGCCAAACTTCTTCACAGCCTCGTCGTACTTCAGCTGCTTGTTCGTTACCTTCTTCAGGCTGTAGCTCATGCTGTCCAGTGCCGTGCCCACGCCGATGATGGCGGTCATGGTGCCCTGGGTGGCGGCTTTCCGTGCCTGGGCGCTGTCGGCTCCGTATTGTTCCACCGCAGCCTTGTAAGCATCCTCCCGGCCCGCAAGGTCCCCGTCGCCGTAGAGCTTGGCCAGCATGTTCTGCCGGTTGGTCACCAGCTTCTCCTGCTTTTCCAGGTAGGAGACCTTGCTGTCGTAGGCATCCAGCTGGGCCTGATTCAGCTCGTTGATGAGCTTCTGCTGTTCGGTCTGCGCCTCCAGATACTGCTGGTAGGCCGCCCGGGTCTTCTGGCTTGCCTCGCCGAACTCGTTTTTGATGGCGATGTAGTCCTTCTCGGTGGCCAGCAGGATCTCCGCCTGGTTCTTGATTTTCCGGTTGATGTAGTCGATCTTCTTGTTGGACTTCTCGGTCACCTCGGCGCTGTCCTCGTACAGGGCGCTCCAAAGCTCGTATTCGTCCTCCGCAGTCTTGGCATCGGTCTCGTACCGCTCCTGAATGACCTTCAGGATGCTGTCCTGCTTGCTTCTCTGAAGCTCCGCAAGGGTCTTCTGTTCGCTCAGCAGGGTGCCGTATGCATCTTTCGTCTTGCTGTTGTTCGCGCCCACCTTGGCCAGCAGGGTGTCGTACTGCTCTTTTGCAATGGCCACCCGTTTGGTCTGGAGCTCGATCTCCCTTGTCAGGCTCTCGGTCTTTTTGGTAATGAGCTCTTCCACCGTGGCCGTGTCGCCGCCGGTCACTTCCCACAGCGCGTATTCGCCGGTGGCGTTGGACATCTCGGTCTTGTTGGCCTTCAGCTTGTCAGAGAATGCACTTGCCAGCGTGTCTGCCAGTGACTTGCCGGCCTTGGAGGCTTTGGATTTCGTGGAACTGGTCGGGGTGACTGCGTCGGCCACAGCGTCCTGTGCTTTCTGCCACCAGTTACCGAGGATGCCATACGGATCGTTCAGTGCCTTCTGGGCATCCGCGTTTCCCTGCTTGGCATTTGCAATTTCGGATTTTGTTGCGTTCCGGCTGCTGCCCGCTTTCTTCAGGCCGGTTTTGCCGGGGATGACAATTGCATCATCCATTGCATCGCTGAACTCATCCATCGCGGTAGACAATCCATTTTGATAAATTAGATTGCCAGGGTGCAGGGTGCTCAGCTTGAACGCATTGTAGAGCTCAGGCATCTTCTTCTGGATCGCAAGGGTCGTCTCGTCGATAGCCTGGAGGAAGCCGTCCTTCATCACCAACGCGCCAGAATAGCTTGCCTGCCGGAGTTCTTCCTGTTTTTGCTTGTCACCGATACCCAATAGTGCGCCCTCGAGAATGTTCTCGCTGTCGCTTGCTGCCAGGTCACTGGGCGAATGGATGCCCCAGAATGTCGTAAATACGCTTCGGATGGAAGAAGCCACGTTCAGCATGTTCGCCTTGGCCTGTGCCAGTGCACTCGGGTCGGCAATGCCTTCCGCCAGTCCCACGGTCACATACCGGCCAAGTTCTGCCATCACCCGGGAGGGAGAATGAGAATCGAAAGTCGTTTTGCTGGTCTCAATGACCGCGTTCGCAACTTCTTCTGAAGCATCTGCGGCTTCCTTCTTACCGTCAAGCTGGCCTTCTTTCATGCCCTCGCTTGCATTTTTACCGATGCCTGCAAATGCCTGATAGATGCCCGCCATCATGGAATCGCCGTTTTTCAGCTCATCCAGAATATCCGCAAAAGGCAGCACGAATGTCTGGGCCGAAACGCCCTTATCCTGCCCGCCCCAGTTTTTCGGATCGAGCGGGTTGTGGCTCCCTGCCCAGGTCGTGAATTTCGTCCAGAGGTCGTTCAGTGCTGGCTCGATTTTCTCCCAGATATACTCTGTCAGGCTCACCACCGTATCGATCACAGTTGTGCCCAAAACATACAGCGCCTGTCCGATCGAGGGGGCCGCCAGAATGATCGCGTCGCAGATAGCCTTGATGATCTTGGCGATTGAAGTCACCAGACTGCTTGCCACCTCGGCCAGACCCTGGAAAACACCGGCGATAAATTCGACCAGCGTCCATGCCAGTGCCTTGATGCCGTTCAAAAATACCTGGAAATTCAGGCCGTTCAGCAAACTTAGGCTGGATGCCAGATTCTGTACAAAGTTTGCGGCAGAGCTCAATGCCAACAGTGCACCAAGGCTCAGGGCCAGTGCACTTAGCGAGAGGCTTAATGCCACAATGACCGGCGTTACAGGCGAAAGTATGACTGCCGCGCCACCCAGCACCACAAAAGCACCCACAATGGTCAGCAGTCCTTTACCAATTGCTTCCCAGCTCAGATTTCCAAGCCCCTGGAATGCCGGAACCAGAAGATTCACTGCCGCAGCCATCATGGTCAGGCTGATTGCACTGCCAATCCCCCCTTTCAGGAGGTTCATAGCAGCAACAAAAATAACCAATGCGCCACCGATCGATGTCAGGCCACGAACGACTGCTTCGTTATCCATCTCACCGAACTTCGCAACTGCATCCTGAAGGATCTCCATGGATGCTGCCATCAGAACAAAGCCGGTTCCCTTTCCGATGCCGAATTTTACACCGTTCATGGTTTTAGCAGCGACAACAAGTCCAGCACAAAGGGCCCCTACACCTACAAGCCCTCTTGTAAGTGCACTTGAATTAAGCCCACTCAATGCTTTCACACTGGAAGCAAGGATACGGATGCCTGCCGCAAAAGCGATCATGCCCGCAGCACCCTTGGTGAACCGCCCTCCATCTCTTGAGAGAATGACTGCAACTAATGCCAGCTCTGCCATCACGCCGCCAAGTGCCACCACACTGCCGAGCAGCTTGTCGGAATCAATGGATGAAATAACTTTCAGTGCACCCGAGAGCACCAGCACCGCAGCTGAGACAGCCACCATACCACCGGCCAAAACGCTCAGCTTCAGGCTTTGAACATTCTTCGTCAGATGGGCCATAACGGCCATCACGCCCAGCAGTTCGCCGAATGTGACCGTCAGTACGCCAATAGCCGCACCAAGTCGATCTGCTTTCACCATGGAGAGCACAGCCAGCGAACCGGCCATCAATGCCACAGCCTTTGCAATCGTCATCAGGGTGTCTGCCTTCTTGGCTGATTTCCACGCATCGATTGCTTCGCCTAGAGATTCGATGGATTCTTTGATTTCGCCTACTATGCCTTTTGCGCTGGAGCCAATGGATTTAATGCTCTCAAGGAATCCCTTAATGGAGACCAACATACTGGCCCCCATGCCGCCAAGAATAAACTGGTTCAGCTTCTCGGGATCAAACTCGTTGAACGCATCCTTCGCACCTTCGGCGAACTGAGTAAAGATCTTGTCCGCAGCGGAGCCAAACGAATAAAGCACCGGGGCAGCAGCATTTACAAAATCGGTCACCCAGGTGCCAATCGTCTCCAACGGATGGAGCCCCTTCGTGATTTCGGAAGAAAACTCTCCGGCAGCCGATGCCGCATCCAACAGAATATCTGCCAGAGGCTTTGTCAGGTTCAGCACACGTACCATGCCGGAAATAATGCCTTCCAGAATATCTTTTCCGACCCGCAGGGCAGAGAACACACCCTCTGCGGTGGTCTTGATCTTCTTGGCCGTATCATCACTGATGATGAGTTTTTTGGTGATGCTATCCAGCCACTGGGCAAAGCTCTTGATCTCCTCCCCTGTTTTAGAGGGAAAAATCTCCTGAAATGCCTCACGGATGGGTTTTGCAATGGCAGTTGCCGCATCCATCAGATTCCACAGGCTCTGCATCAGATGCTCTCGGCCGGAAAGTTCCCGGATCTGTTTCGAGTAAGCCTCCAGGTCAAGCGTTCCATTTTGAACTTTCTTGTTCAGCTCTTCAAAGGCCTGAGCATTCTTCTCAACTTCTTCCCGATTCGTGCCTCGCTTTTCCAGTTCAGCATCGCTCAGGGTCAGCATTTTCTCAGCACTTGACTGCGCTTCGCCCAGTCCCTTTTTCAGGAGCTCTGCGCTGATGCCGCCCTGTTTGATCGCTTCACCAAAACTGCCTGCATCCTCGATCTGCTTTTCGGTAATGGCTCCGCTTGCAAGGGCCACCTGCTGCATGGCATAAGCGTAAGCGTCCGCCTGATCGCCCAGTTCATTTTCCAGAAGCTGGTTCCACCCGCTGTCCAGTCCACCCTTCAGCCGCTCGTTCAGCGCTTCGATGGGCGGCACAAAGATGTCGTACAGCCGGTTCGCCAGCTCCGTCCATGTGTCGGTGGCCTCTTCCTTGTTGCCAAAGAAGGTCTCGAAGACTTTCATCCAGGAAGAGCTGACCGCGTCCTTGGTAGAATCAATGGCCTGTCCAAAACTAGTTGCCTGCTGGGCCGCCAGTGCCGCACGTTCTGCCAGCTCGCCGTATTGACCGCTCAGCTTTTCAAGGGCCTCGGAGCTGGTCATGCCCGGGTTCTTCTGGGTCAGCTCATAGGCCGCCTCCATCATGGAAGCATACTTTGCGAAGGTCTTTTCCATGACCTCAGTGTTGGCCCACTTCTTCTGCAGGCTCGACTCAAAGCTGGCGATGGTCACCTCGCCCTTTTTCAGGGTGCCCAGCTCCACCGCTGTGTCAATGAGCTCCTGCTTCAGGGCCTTGGTGGCCGTACCCATCAGGTTCAGGCTCTTCCAGTCCTGAAGCTGCAAATGTCCGGCGCTGTAGCTCTGGGTCAGATTCCGGATGGTGCTCTGGAACGCAAAGCCCGTCTTGCCCGCGTCTGCGGTGGCGTTGGCAATGCCCATGATCATGGGGATCATCTTGTCGATGTTGCCGCCCGCAGCCGTCATCTGAGAAAGGGCGCTGGTCATCTCGCTGAAGCTGTAGCTGGTCTCGTCGGAGTACCACATCAGCTTGTTCAGGTAACCGTTCACCTGATCGATGCTCTTGCCCGTGGCGTTCATGATGGTCTGAACGTTGGAGGTCTTTTCGGTGTACTTGTCCCAGCCGCTGGCCACCTGATCGATGGACAGGCTCTTGACCAGCTTCTCGCCCGCGTCCACGAATTTGTTGGTAATGTTCACCAGCGCCGTGGTTGCTACGATGTTCAGGCTTGAGAATTTGTTCTCCAGCGTGTCCAGACTGCGCTGCATCGTGGCAAAGTCCATGTCCTCGGCAGCGGCATCCAGCTTCTCAAAGCCCTTTTCCGCTCCCTTGAACTGGAGTTTTTCCATCAACCTATCGATGGACGAGATGGTCTTTTTTGTATTCTTCTCAAAGTTTTCGTTGTCGAACCGCATTTCAACAACGCGGCTGTCCACTTCCCTGCTCATTCTGTCCTCACCTCGCCCCATGCTCTGGCCGCGATCCGCTCAAAGACCGGCCGCATTGCCGGGTTAATGTAATCCACACCCTCTACATACCCTCCGTTTCGTGTTCCGTGGCCATATTGCAGGATCACCGCAATGGGCACGCCGTCCACGATGTTGGAGTTTTTCCATGTAATGGTGATGCTCTCTTTTCCCTTGGTCACCGTGTAGCTCCAGCTTGCCGCAGTCTTTCCCGTGTCCTTCGGGGTCGCCTTCGCAAGAGCCTCCACGCCCTCCTGTCCGTATCGGTCCAGCAGCTCATCCAGGTTCAGGTTCGAGCATCGCTTCAAAAATTTCCGGCTCTTCTTCCAGTCGCCCTTCTGGCGAAAGACAATTACTTTTGGCATCTTACCCTCTCGTCTTCAGCCGGGCCTTTCTCTGCTCGTTCAGCATCCGCTGCTGGGCCATCCGGTCGCCCTTGCTCATCTTCTTCGCCGGTGCCTGGCTCTCCTGGCATACCCGGATCAGGGTCAACAATCGGTTCAAATGCCACTTCTCGCACTCTTTCGGAATGCCAAAGCTGAACATCTGGCAGTACAGCACCTCAGCCGTGGTCTCGGTCCCGCTTTTCCGTGGCGGTCGTTTTGGCCGTGGCTTTCCTGCGGTCTTTCGTTCGTTGGGTCTCGGCTCCCCGCTGAACCATGTTGCGGTCATGGGAGCTTCCATATATTCGTTAATGGAACGGTACTGTTCCCTGGTCAGTCTGGCGTACACTTCGGGGTCTACCCCCTTGGTCACCGTCATGCAGCGGATGTAGTCCAGCCACTGCTCCACGGTCAGCTTGTCCAGATTGCTCAGGAACGGGATGTTCCAGTTGCTTTCCCAATGAGCCAGGGAGAGCAGTGAGTGCTCCAGTTTCAGCGTTACCGGTTCCGAATAGACAAATTCCTCTGTCTTTGCGTTCCAGCTCTGCTTTGCCGGAATGTTTAACGTCAGCACCCGCTCCACCTCCCTGGGGTGTTTTCATTGAGGCGCTCTTTTCAGAGTGCTCTCCATTTTGAATGTTCGGTCAGTTGTGAGGGCAGGCTTACTGTTCGTCGGTGCCCTTCTTCGGGCCTTCCAGCACCATCAGGCCGGGCTGGGGGTTCTGCTTGTCGGCCTTCTTGGCCTCTTCCTTCATATCCTCGGGCAGGATCGCCTCGAAGAATGCGGCGGCCTCCTCTGCATTGGATGCCAGCTTGTAGTACAGGTCGCTGTATGCCTGGGTGGCCATGAAATCAGCCAGAACAGCCTCGTTCTTGACGAACTTGCGGCCGTCCGGGCTCAACACACCGTAGCTCTTGCACAGGATCTGCTTGAACAGCTTGGCAAGCTCCAGCTGGCTCTGGGCAGCGGTGATGCGGTTGATCATCTGCACAAAGCCGCCCTCGGTGTTCAGCTCCATCTCCATGATCTCGGCGCGGGTCAGATTGAAGTAGTAGTCCTCCGTCCGCTCAGTACCGCCAAAGTCCACGGTGGTCATCGTCTTTTTCAGCATTTTTCTTCTCCTTTATCGTGTTCATTGATGCTTGGCTTCTTACACCTGGCCCTCGCTGTCGGTGATCAGCTTGATCAGCTCGTCGGGGGAAGGCAGGGTCGCCTCAGCAGTCTCGGTGCCCCAGAGCTTGTCCTGAATGGCCTTCACGGTGGCAGGCTTCAGCTTGGAGCAGTCGATCTCCATGTGGCTAGTGGGGCGGTGGCCGGTCACGTTCACGGGGGAGGTGGTGCACTCCCAGCTGAAGGTGATGGCATCGGGGTTGTCGTTGATGGTGGCGTAGCTCTTCTCGCTGGGAGAAGCGGTGCTGTTCCACGCAATGTGGATCTTCTGGCCCACCTCGTCGTCAACGTCGTTGCCCACGGTGGTCACCCAGCTGAAACCAAAGCCCTGACGCTTCTGCTGGCCGATGGAAACACCCGTTGCAACCTGTGCGGAACCGTCGCAGGGCTCCCACTCGGTGGGGTAGGTGTAGGCTTCGATGGTGTAGCCGTACTCCTCGGCAGAGCGCAGAGAAGCATACTTGATGTCGTCGGCGTAGAGCTTGGTCTCCTCAGCGCCGGAGGGGCTCTCGGTCACGGCGGTCAGGCCATTCCAGGCCACGCCCTTGTCGTAAGCGCCGGTGTTGTTCATGGGATACAGGACACCCAGCTTGGTGCCCATCTCGTAAAACTTTTCGCCGACCGCGTCCCAAATTAATCTGGACATATAGTTCCTCCTTAGATGTAGATCGTAAAAACGGTGTGGTATAATCCGTCCGAAACAAAAGAGCGGTCGTAGGTGCATTTCGGCAACACACTTACGGCCGCTTTGATCTTGCTGTCAGGGTCTTTGTCCATCACGGTCACCGTGTAGAACGGATGCTGGATGTACACCCTGTTGTTTGCATGGTTGTTCCGGATTCTGGTTTCGCTGTACACGATGCAGGGATATTGGAGCTGGAATCCCGCTTTCGGCTGATAATAGAGGTGGATCGACTTTCCGTTCTCCTTCAGCACTTCGCGCAGGAGCGTGTCAACCTTCAGCCGTGCTTCCATTCCAGAGCCCTCCCAAGGTCAGGATCAGGCGCGGGTATTGTACCTTCACGCCGGTCACCTGCCATTTCTGTCCCATGAACACCGCATACCGGAGCTTGTAGAGATGATCTCGTGCAAACGGGTCGGCTACAATGCTCAGTTGGTTTCCCACCGTGATGTCAGGGTTCACCTTGTCCCCCAGCTGCATCTGCCGTCCAAATTCCAGTACATCGCCAAAATATTGGCGTTCTGTCATCTTTTCGGTAAATACACTGGGGGCAGTCTCTTCTACCTCATCGGCAAAGCCAAGCTTTCCGCTGTATTTCATCTCTTCTCACTCCATTTTGATTAGTTACAACTAACTAAAAGAGCTGAAAACTCAGTCCTCAGCCTTTGCCGTCCAGGTTGCCGCAGCGCTGCCGTCGTAGGTGATAAAGCCAGTGGTGGTCATTGCCACAGCCTGGAGCACGTTGGTGCCGTCGTCAATCATCAGGCGGCCCAGCTTGAATGCCTTCTCGGCATCTGCCTTCTTCACCTCGGTGGTGTGGGCGGCATCCTCGTACAGCTTGTTGTCGGAATGGCCATAGGCAATGTAGTTTGCCACATGCAGGTCATAGCCGGTCTCGTAATAGGGTTTCAGCATAGGTTTCTCTCCTTTCCCACAACGGGTTAAGCGGCCCACTCAACGGCCATTGCGCTGAACGGGGTGGTCAGAGCGCCGGAGCAGCGGGTCTCGATCAGGTACTTCTGCGCGTTGAAGTCGATGTCGAAGTCATCGAACATGGAAACAGCGCCGCCCTTGTCAGCACCCACAGTGTAATCGGCCAGGTTGACAACGATAGCGACCAGGTCGCCGCCCTTGGCACCCTTGCGGCCCTCCATCTCGGGCACAGTCACGATCTTTGCAACACGCAGCTTGCGGGCCAGAGCAGCCTCGTCGGCATACAGCGGGTGGCCGATGCCGTCCTCCAGCAGGAGCATCTCGGTCAGAGCGTCCTCGGTGGTGAACAGGGTCGGAGTGCCGGAGCCGCGGTAGTCCTTGCGGGCACGGATGATCTGCTTGATCAGGGCCTTGTACTTGTCCTCCACGGTGGTCAGGCCGGTGGTCTTGCACTGAACCTTGATGGTAAACAGGTCTGCATCATTGAAGACGGGGCGGATGCAGTTCTCATCGATCTTGTCCTCAGAGGCTGCCAGACGGCCATCACCCAGCAGGTATGCCAGAGCCAGCTCACGGTTCAGCTTCAGGCGCATCTCCTGCTTCAGCCATGCCACAACGTCAAAGCTGGTAATGTCGATCACATCGTCGCGATCCAGCTTCTGCTTCTTGTAGACGGTGGTGGGGCTGGTGGAGCGGCGCAGCAGGCCAAAGACCTCTTCCTTCTTGAAGTTGCCCTTGATGTAACCCTTGGCGCGAGCATCCTCCTCGGTCAGGTCAGCAAACATGCTCTTGAAGCGGCTGAACGGGATGTGGTGGACAGCGCCCATGACCACGCTCACCCAGTCGTCGGGCTTGTCGATGATGCGGGGCGGGGTGTCCAGCAGGTGATCCTCGGGGAACAGGTAGTCGATGTTGTCGATGCTGTGGGTCAGCTCGTCACCGGTCATACCGGCATCCTCAAAGGCAGCCTTCATGGTGCCATGGCTCTTGGCGGTCTTGACCACCTGGTTGATGTCCTCAATGCTGTGCTTCAGCACGGTCTGGTTGGTGTCCTTGTCAAATGCGTTGTGCTTCACGGTATCGTCCTCCTCACCGTCAGTCTCGTCGCCGTTTTCATCGGGCATTGCAGAACCGATGATCGCATACACGACATTTTTTTGTTTTTCCGTCAGAGTGTTAAAGACATCCTCTACGGTTTCTTCCTTGTTTACGTTCTTTTCGTCCACCATCTTGGCTTCCTCCTGCGTTACTTTGTCGCCAGTCACGGCATCGCCGCTGTCTGCGCTGTGAGAAATGTCTTCCAGCGGATTGCCGTCTGGGTCCATGCCACGGGTGATACTCAGGGCTGTATCCGAGACGATAAACGCCTCGCCGCCCTCGTAATCTTCATCGGCGCTGTGCTTGATCACCTCGTCGATCATCGCACCCGGGTTACAACCCGCCAGAACCAGACTTACCTCCTGGATGATGCCGTGTTTTACGACATTGCCAACTTTTGTCAATCCGTTCGCATAAATCGAAAAAGCGTTCAGGTCTCCATTTTCCACACACTGTTTTGCAGTTTGGCCGGTCGGGGTATCGTTGAACTTGGCATAGCAGTACATACCGCCGGGCCGGTTTTCCAGCAGACAATGCCCAAGCACGTTATCGATACTGTTATGGTCATGGTTGTACACCATAGGGCGAACCTTACCACTGCACTCCTTGAAGGCATCCTGCGCGATCACCAGGCCATCGTAGCACTGGACGTTCGCTTTCGTGGCCCAGCCGCTGCAATCGTAGTCAAAATTAACCATTTTGATTTGCAATACTCCTCTCTACGGCATCTCGCCCTGCCGTGATTGTTTTGTTCTGAGCAGCAATTTCCTCACTCGACTGGCTGATGTTTGCATTCCGCAGTTCATCTGCCTTAGGGTCCTTGCTGGGCTTCATGCCAATGGCCTGACGGAACTCGTTCGAGGTCATAATCTCGTTCCGGGTAAACTTGTCCGCCATCTCGGCAACGGTGGAAACAGGGGTCAGCTTGAACGGGTCACGGAAGTACATCACCGATTCCCGGTTCGCCCGGTCTTCCTCGGTCAGGAACTTTCGCCGGATCTCATCCACGACAGCTGCCACAATGGGTTCGATCGTTCTATTCTCATAGTTGGTCATCACAGCGTCGGAAGCGGTACCATTCATAATTTCCGGGGTGATACCCAGCTGGCTGTATGCCATGTTGGTCAGGTATTCCACGGTCTTCAGAAGGTTGTTTTCGAGGCTGCGATTCAACTGAGTGATATGTTCCGTGCCATCGGTGTAGGCAATGCCATATTTGGAATTGGCGAGCTGCTGCTCGATCTCTGCTCTCCGCTTTTCGGCCTGTTCTTTCTTTGCATCCGTTCGGATGACATAGGGCAGCTGAATGATCATGTCCAGCTTGTTGCTACCCACCTGCTCATCAACCACGTCCATCAGATTCAGCTTCCGGATCAGGCGCTGCACCGTTCCATTCGGCTCGTTCATCACGGCATAGAACGGGTTTTCGATGATCGCCACCTTGTCTTTCGGCAGGGTAATCTCTTCCTTCAGGCCAGTCCGGTCGTTGTAAACTTCCATCCGAACATCATCCGGGTACCACTCCAGTACCTTTCCGACCCGCATGGATTCAAATTCGGTCTTGCCTGTCCTCGTGTCATAGTTGGTGTCAATGGGCACCAGTGCTACTACACCCTCGTCCAGCATCGAAAGAAACAGGTCAAACCGCAAAGAGCGGCCTGTCTGGTCTTTGTTGCCGGAAAGGTTCAGACAAGAATTAAGGCCCGAATCAACGGTTTCGTCATAGCGTCCGTTTTCATCGAGCCTTACATGATTGATGGTGATCGCCGCAGCATCCATTGCAATGCGGGTGTTGATGGCCGTCATAATCGTCCGGTCATTGGTTCGGTTCAGCCGTACCCGGTCGGGCCGGTTGCTGTAACCTCCCCCAATATAAATTTTTCCGGGAGGGTCCCGGTTCAGAAAAGCATTCCAGGCATGTCGCAGTCTGGAGCCAAGGGGTCGTGATGCCATTTTGATTTCCTCCAGGCTTATACTTCCGTATATTGAGCGTACATACGGTCTTTCGTTTCATTCTTATACGCTCTGTCTGCCGCCAATTTTTCGAGGGCTTTTGCCACTGCGACTTTACTAGCGTTCTTAGCAGCCGTGCTTACCTTATTCCCGGTCAGAAGATCAGCAACATACATACCATACACCGCCCTCGAAATAGCTTTTCCTCGTGCAATTCGCTTTTTCTCTCGCTCAACTGCGGTCTTTTTATCCATACCTTTGGAATAATCTTTTTCGATTCGGTTTGCACCCTTGACACCGTAATCAATTCGGTACATTGTTTTCTGATAGCTGGTAAGTTTTCGATCAGGGTCGCCATACTTTTTCTTTCCCGCAGCGGTCAAAGTTCCATCGGGGTTCTGGTAACGCCGCACGCCCCACTTCATGCCTTTGATACCATGATGGTAGAGTTCATCTTGATAAACTTGCATTGTTCCTCCTCATGCGCCATGCGCTTTCATCGTTGTAACCAGTGCTCCACTGACGACTGCATTCTTGAAAGCACCCGATTCAACGATATTCTTACCGATTTTCATCACAGCAGAACCATTGTTGTAAAGGGTCGTAACAGTCCCAAGTGCCGTGGCGGTTGCCCCAGCAATTTTAATCGCTTTTTGGATCTTGCTGGGAGAAGCCGTAAGCCGTTCATACTGCCGCTCTTTTTGCAATCGGTTGATACGCGCATTCAGCTCACTGTCGCTCATTTCACGGACGCTTTTCTTCGTATGAGCGCGTGTATAGTCTTCGTGATCCTGCGCATAGTGCTTCTTTCCCTCGGAAGTAAGCGTGCCATCCTTATTCTGGTAGCGCCGCACGCCCCATTTCATGCCTTTGATGCCCCAATGGTAGAGTTCATCGCTATATACCGTCATGTTCCACCTCCTTTGCAAACAAAAAATGCACCAGCCGTTAAGCTGATGCACTATCATGTTTCTTTATTTAATTGCAACAATTTCAGGGCCAGTAATCTCTAATTCACCATCAAGAATGATGCTTTCGATTCCTTCAGGCTCATTATCCTCTGGAAAAATATAATCCGTCACCACTCCAGAATATTTCTTTCCATCAGAAGTGATTACCGTCACTCTTTTTCCTTCATAAGCTCTCAGTTTCACGATGTCACATCCTCTCTTACTGGATAAATATGTGTACCCTTATTGGAATAAATAATGAGCGCGTTATGGGTTTCATGTTCAGCGCCATCCAAATCAACATATACGCCAATTGACTCGTCAGATCGAACACGCTCTTTCTTTACCCATTCACCCTTATTTGAAGAGATCAGCGTTCCTGTTCCATGAAGCCTTAAAATATAGCGCTGTGCTTTATCAGCACTAAAATAGGTGTAGCTTTTGCCTTGCTTATACAAAGGCGAATTACGGTCATGCTCCGATTGCTTGCTTTTCCGAATAGCAAGACTAACTTCACCCTTTTGCACAGCTCTTCGTAATACCGATGAGTTTATTTTAGCACGTTCAGGTTTATCTGTATAGGGTTTATGTCCCAGCTGAGCCGGAGTTCTCCGCACGCCCCATTTCATGCCTTTGATACCATAATGATAAAGCTCATCTGGATTTCTCCAGCGCCAAATACATTCATCCCTTCTCATTTTATTCCTTTACTCAAACGCATCCCGGTTCTGTTTCCACGCCACATAAGCGTCCATCATGGCAGCCACAGCATCGATCTTCTGATCCTGCCGCTGTTTGTAGAGCTTCCGGTTGCCGTTGGTGTCCACCAGCGTAATGCAGTTGCCCATGGCAAATTGCATCAGCTGTTCGTCAAACAGCAGCTTCCGCTGTTCACTCAGCTTTTTCAGCTCACCCAGCGGCACGCTTTCGGTCTTTGCGCCCTGGATAACTTTCACAACGCCAAAGGTGCTGTTTTCGTCGCCCCAGCGCTTCACGAACTCCTGCGCGTTGTAGGGGTCGTAGCCAAACGCCCGTACGTCGTACTCGTTCTCCATGATAAAGTTGTCCAGGTCATCGTACACCTGCATCATGTCCAGGACCGTGCCGTCAAACACGAACAGGGTCCCTTCCCGCATAAACTCCTCATACTGCTGCCGTCTCGAAGCCGGAAGCTGGCTGAGGGTGTAGGATGTGATGTAGTCCCTCGTCTTGACCCCGAAATATCCGTTGGCCAGCGGGAACAGGAAGGTAAAGGCGCAGAAGTCGTCGCCCATGGAAAGGTCCGCCCCCATGGCACAAGGCATCTGCCAGAAACTTCTCTTCCTGTGGCACAGGGTCTCCTCGTAAGGGAAGAAATAGGTGTAGCCCTCCATGGGCAGGTTGAAGCGCTTGGCCAGGATATCGTTCCGGGCGCTGGGGGATTTCTCCGCCCGCTCCACGTCCAACTGGTAGGTCTCGTAGCTCACGGTCTTGCCTAGGTTCGGGTTTGCCTTCAGCCACATCTCCGGCTGGCCCACTTCCTCAATGGAGTCCAGCTTGTAGTACCAGATGGACACATGTGGGTTGACGTACTCCCCTTTCAGGATGCTCATCAACTCCATTTTGATGTCGTCGCCGCAGCCGTTGCGCACCGTGCCCTCGGAGGAAGCCGCCACGATGAGGTAATTCTCGTTCTTGGCTGCACCCTGTTCAATGGCACCAATGGGGTCTTCCCGGATGTCACAGGAGAGCCACTCGTCCACGGTCGCCACAGTGTCGCGCCGTCCTTGCAGCTTCTCAATGGTCATCGGGCGCACTTCCAGCAGGCTGTTGGTCAAAAAGTTCTCGATGCCCTTCTTGGTGGAAGCCATCTTCACCCGGTCTGCCTTGGAGCCGGTGGTGTTTTGCAGGCTGCCCTCGGTCATAAACTGGAACACCGGCCCCTTTGCCCGTGCCAATGCGGTGCGGAAAGGTGCCAGCACCTCCTCGGCCTGTTTCATGGTCGGGGCGGTGGTCAGCTGCTGGGTCGTGGTGGTGTACGCCGTCAGAAAGTACGCCTGCAAAAACTCCAGGTACATGGTCTTCGCGGCCGATCGGGTAATGATGAGGTATTGCTTTGTCACCAGCCGCTTTTTCAGCCGCCGGGTCTCGTAGTGTCCACCGCCTCCGTGCTCATTCGGCACAAAGACGCTCCGCTCCACAAAGTAGTACCACCCGAAGATCTCTTCTGCCCATAGCTTAAAACTATCCAGCATCTTCACGTCGGTGCCGTCCGTCAGGGTCAGCTCGTCCTCGCAGAACGAAATAAAGCCGTTCACCGCTTTGTCGTCATAGTAGATGCCGGGGTTGGCGATCAGGTCGTCGATCCGCTCCATCTCCATGGCGATTTCCCGGCAGACCGGTATTTCACCACGCATCACGGCCTCTCTGAAACGGCCATAATAGATCGGCGTGGCCGTGTTCGAGAGTGCCATTTTCAATTCTCCTATTATAATAAGGTGGGAACCTTACGTTTTATCCTGAATCACTGTCCAGTATCTCGGCCAAGTGGTCATTTCCAAATATTCGAGCAGCCATTTAGGATCGCTCAAATCTCGTTCGATTCCATCCTCACGATGCACCACCAAATGCCCGTCGGCATTGATATACCAGTAATCTTTGTAGTCATGCCTACCAGTTTCATCAACATAGTAGCAGTACATACAAATTTTCTTACCCGAAACCAATTGGCGATATGCTTCGGGCCATTCCATCAGGATGTTGCCTTCATGTTTCACCATGTTGTCACGCTTCTTTCTCAAAATTATCGTGCTCCACATTCAGCCGCCATTCCATCTCGGAGGCGGTATTCTTCAGCGCTTCCATGGTGGTGCTGCTCTGGGGCGGGGCAAAGCCCA